TGTTGCAATTTTTGATTATGATGTTACATCTAAGACAAATGCCCCGGCTATAGCATCGAATGGTACAATTACTAATCCTATCACTCACTTGATTTACAGTCGAAGTATTTTGCCTTCATTTAGTATTGAAGTTTCACAACGAAGAAGTGATGTAGACAGCAGTACTATAGTAGACGGTTCAATAGCAGATACAAAAGACCTCACACGTATCTTTAGAGGGTGTAAAGTATCTGATTTTACACTAACAACCGATAACGATGCGGCACTACGACTGTCTGTAAACTTTAATGCGGCTCTTTGTTTTACTGATACAGGTCGATTAGAAACCGCTAACACAAGTACAAGTCGATATAACCCTCATCGAATGTTTGATGATACAGCGAATACCGCTATTAACCGATTGAAATCAGGTATTGGTATTGGCACACAAAAACCATTTATGTTTTACAATGGACAAATCAAAGTTGCTGGTCAAACTGTGGCTCAAGTGCATAACTTTTCATTGACTGGTCAAACTGGAGTGCAAGCATTCCATACGATTAACAACACAAGTATTGCAACAGGTTCAGCCGATTCTCAAGTTCCATTCGCTGGTTCCCGCAACGCTTCTATTATGGTTGAGGGACAGACCTCGTATGAAATGACTATGGAAATCGTAGTCGATGACCCAATCTTCTATCATAAGATGCGCTCACAGACTGAATTTAGTGTAAATTCAGAAGGTGCTACAACCAATCAAATCATCATTGAATTTGAAAAGCAAGCAAGAGGCACTACTGCCGCTGACGCTACAGAAAAATTGGTCGTTCTCATAGACGAATACTACATTGTAGAAGCACCAATGCAAATTCCAGAAGATAAAGGTGTAATGAAGAGTACAATGAAGATTATGCCTAAAGCAATTAAGGTTCTATCCCGTGATACAATTCTAAAATATTGAGGTGAAAGTATGTATACATCAACAAATCAATTTCGTCGTCTTGGTATTCAAGGATATGCTGAATGGGCTTGTATGCAAAACAATGTTCCATTCGATGAAAGTGTTGTATTTACTGATATTGTTTCAGTCCACAATTGGATTATGCGACAACTAAATCCTACTTTAGAAGTAAAAGTAGAAGAAGTACAGTCTGAACCTGTTCCTGTTCCTGTAGATGCCAATCCTTTCCCTACAGACCTACAACAATACGATTCTCTAACCGTTGCTGAACTACGTGAACTTTGTAAAGAGCGTGGATTACCAGTATACGGCACAAAAGCCGAGATTGTTTTGCGATTAAAGCAAAATGATGAAGGTATTATTCCCGAAGAGGAACCTGAAAGCCCTACTGATGAAGTAGCCCTTGAAGGTGAGTCGGAAGCCCCTACTGATGAAGTAGCCGCATCCAATGGAGAGGAAACAAATGAAGAAAACATTAACGGAGAACAAGAGCCTACTACTAAGGAACGACAAAGCAACGAAGCATGAAATATCTACTGATAAAAACGACCCTTCACTTTTTATGGAAGTGTGGGTAAGGGATATTTCTTATTTCGATATACAGCAATCCGTTGAAAAACTACTAAACATTACTCAAAGCGGTGGAGTAAAATTCAATCTCCAAGCCTACTGGCGATACGCTTTCTCACATTGGATAGAAAAGACAAATCCTGAACTAACCGTAAGCGAACTGCTTAATTTAAACGGTTATGTTGGCGACCAAATTTCAAAGATTTTACCAAAACCAAATGAAATTTTGGAGGATATAACTGGAAATTTTACCAACGAGACAGAATAATTGTCTCGAATTATCTTGAACGAAAAAACAAAGACCCAATTCAAAATTACGAATTACAAATACAAGAATGGGCTTACATAATATCTCAACATTACAACATATCATTAGGTGAAGTATATGAACTGCCAAAAAGTATCTTCAAACAGTCCTTAGTATGGGCTAACATAGCAGAAGAACAGAAGCGTCAAAAGCAAATAAGACAGGAAGAAGAAAGACGACTCCAACAAAAAGCAGGAACAAGGGAAATTGTACGATTAGATTACGACTTTAATGAACTGGATGAATTACTATGACCGCATTAGCCGCAATTACTTCTATGGCACAATCTGCCAAAGCAATAGGACCTGCTTTTCAAATGGCTGGTCAAATGATGAAACAAGCCATTTCTGACTTATGGACTTGGTTTAAAACGAAATTTATCGACCCTGTAATGAATGGAATATCAGAAATAGGTGATTTTTTTGACAAGATTATGAACCCTATTGAAACTATGAAGGAATCTTTGTTTGGAACGTTTGATAAATCTATTGATAAAGCCGCTGTATTAGAAGAAGCAGTATTAAGTGCATTTAACAAAGAATGGGACCAAATGTTGCATTTAGATGAGCGACCTGAATGGATGGATGAGGCCACTTGGCAAGAATTACAACTACAGTCCTCGCTTATGGCCGACCAAGAATGGGATGGTATGTTAAACCTACAAGATGGTAAACCTGATTGGATGACAAATGAACTTTGGGACACACTTAAGAAGAAAGGTAAGGATGCCGCACAACAAGAGTGGTATTCATATTTTACTCCCGATAAGGAAAAGCCTGATTGGATGGATAATACAACATGGGATGCACTAAAGGAAAAATCAGCAGGTGCGGCAAACCAAGACTGGGACACATTTCTACACCGTACAGGAGAAAAACCTGATTGGATGACTGATGAAACTTGGGAAAACCTGAATACAAAAATAGCCACAGAAGGTGAAGAGGGTGTTAAATCAATTGAAAATGCTTGGGATGGGCTGATTACGGACAGCGATGAACCTGAGTGGTCAAAAGAAACCTTTTGGCAAGAGGTTTCGGGTCAAATTAAAACAGAAATCGAACTTGCGTTTGAACATATAAAAGGAGAAGGACTAAAATTAGCACAAGACCTAATTAAAATGTTTACGAAACCATTTTCTATGCTCCAAAAAATGGGGGGTGGTTTTGTTGATACACTTACCGCAGATTTTGCTGGTGATTATAGTGGTCCAAGCGGTGGCGCACCCGGAATGGGTGGATTTAGTCAAGGTGGTATAGCGAGAGGTCCAGCAACAGGTTATACCGCTACTCTACACGGTGCAGAAGCAATTGTACCACTATCAGGAGGTCGTAGTATTCCAGTAGAAATGAAAGGCGGAGGCGGTGGCGGTACTGTAAACGTCGTAGTAAATGCCAGTGGTATTACAGACCGTACCGATAAGCGACAATTAGCACGAGAGATTGGTAATATGATTCAGCAAGAAATGTCAAGAAGTATCGGTGGTACGACTATGCGGGGGCGGTATAGTTGAGTACTGGTGCGAGTATGACCCCTGTGCGTTTGGTAAGCCAAAACGGTAATACATACGCACTAAACTGTACTTCTATATCTATGGACATTGATAGAAAAGTTGTAGCAATGCCTATGCCCTTTGCAGACAGTTATCGTATAACTGCTGATTTAAATTTAACCACAAGTGTAATCACTCTTGAAGGATATATTGTAGATAATGATGTGAGTAAAATAGATTTTACAAGAAATGCTTCTGGTTTTATCGACTTTGAAAGATTAGCAGATGGTCGTACATTAACTACTGCAAACGACTTTGCTGAAAATATAGATTCATATTTGAGAGATGATGTAGAAAAAATTGACCAATTAAATAACCATACTCATTTTCAAAGTTTTGGATTCATTTTAGATGATGGTACGGGAGTACGTAAAAGTATAATGTTTGGTGTCATAAACGCACAATTTGTTGCTCATAATATTTCAGATTATGATTATGTATTGAGAATACATGACGGAACAAACCCACAAACAAATGCACAAATCGCCGCTAATTTAGTTGCATTACTCAGTACATCTGCTTTTTCAAAAATAACACCAAGTTTAGAAGTAGGGCATAAAGGTGGTGCGGGTACAAAGGTCGTTATGACATACACTAATCCTCCAAGTGTCGGAGATGGAACAGGGGATTATGAAAATAACTTCACTCCCATTTGTACAGGAAGGGCTTGGGTGACTTCTGCTAATACTCCTAAATTGTATACAAGTGCGATTACTGGTGGAATTGCTTCAAGTGCAACAAGTAATGGAAAAATGAGTGCTGGTGATACGGTACAGCAACTTACCGCCATAATTGGTAATTCTAACAATGAATGGGGTAAAGGAGAGACTGGAGGGTTTTCAGCCGCATTCAGTACTGGAAGTAGTGATTACATAAATGGTTTACAAATTCCATTTGTATCGAAAAGAAATTTAGAAGTCGGAGAAGATTCTACTACTCGATATTTTTATTCTCTAACTGGATATGATGTAGAAGATGGAGATGATTTTACCTTTTTATCAGGGGGAACAACTACAGGAGATGATTTTGGTGGTTCTCTTGAAAAAGAAATATTTGCCGATTTTGCAAAACCAGCAGGAACAGATTTTGAACATAGGGCTAATGGAATAACATTTACAGGTATTAAGGCAATAGTAGACAAAGCGACATTTGTTCAAATGGGAGGAGAACCTAATATCTATTCATTTACTATTCTAATGTTACCAACAAACCAAGTACTATGAGATGATACTATGGTTGCAATTGGTAGAACAAGTCATGCTTACTTCTTTGATGGAGTATCAGATTCTATCATTATACCTCAAAGTCGATTTAATAGTACGGGTGTAGAGAGAAATGACAACAAATTGCCATTATCAACCCTATCTGATATTGAATTAGAAAACACAATTGGGAGTATTTCAAATGCAGATTTCACTATTGAAGCATGGGTTATACCAGATTGTGGTGGTATTGTAGCAAAAAGAGATGGTCAATTTACATTAGAAATAGGTACAGTAGATACTGCTGGACCTGCAAAATTTACTTTATTTATGGAAACGGGAGTGGGAGTTCAAGCCATAGAAGTTACTTCTGCAACTCCTGAATCAAACCGCTGGAAAGGTACGGTATTCCCTTCTCAAGAATTTGGAGGAATACATGAATCATATAATAGATTTAACACTTCAAGTTACGGAGAGGCATCGGGATTAAATTTTAAGAACAGGCCGTTGTATCACGTAGTCGGTACTTGTATAAATAATTCAATTGAACTCTATGTCAATAATGTATTGATAGCAAAAGAAACCGTACCAGATTTTTATCGTATTTCAGACACTAATGGGCATGTATATCTTGGAGGAAAAGGTGGAGAGTTTAGAGGTGCTATTGAAAGTATACACTTTTCTAATTCAGCAGGAAGTAATATTTTTTCCAATGAAGCACCAACACTTGGAGATACAAGCACAGGAATGTACCGATTTGAAGAACCACTTGACATTGTAGAAACCGTATACACAATGAATGCTGTTACTGCGGCTTCTAATGGTTCTACAACGACTATCACGATTGGTGCGTCTGATGCTCAAAGTTTAATTGCTAAATTAACTGGTAAAGCCTATGATAGCAGTAGTCCTACAACAGACTTTACCGCTTCACCATACAGTATGGGTAAGTACGAAGTAAAGGATTTCTATTCTACACCGGGTACTTCTGCTACATTATCTATAGCACATACACCGTATAACTTGCTCATTAATGCTGGTTCCCTGAATCGTAATACGTTCAAGCCAAATCAAAAACCACCTGAAAGAGTGCGCTTGCATTCTATTAATGGCAGTAGTGGTGTCATTACCATTAGTAGTATTCACGTTGATTTTGTAAATGGTACAGATGGACTACGTGGATTACTTCATTCACGAACCGCTGATATTGACAATTATTTTGTTGTTGTTGGTGCTGATTTATTGGTCGATAACGGTACAGGAAAACCGTATCAACCACCTCATTATGGAACTCAAATATTTGATAAAACAGGTCAAATGGTACTCGATGAAAGTGAAACTCAATCTCACGGATTAGTTTATTCATCAAGAATGGCTACAACGACTACTGATGCAACTAATCCATTTGCTGTAGTGTGGCCTACTACTCTCGATGAATTGTTCCAAGTAGGGCATAGTGGCCGTCATGCATTATCTCACATTACTGGTCATGAATATATGAGAAAGTTACCTAAACCTAACGCTATGAATGTAGACCAACTCATGGATGGTTCTGCTGATTTAGTTTCTATGCATTACGATTCTTCTCAAAAGAATCTAAGAGACACTATAAAAATGAACAGTTTGATTGATGTATACGCTGAAAATGTTCGTGGTGTAGTATCAAGCCATCTTAATAGCAGTTCTGTCGCATCGCTTGTAAATAATGGATTACCAGTAGCGGCAAGAGAACTCATCGCTATAGGTGGTGCTGGCTTTGATGTTAGACCTTTCTTTTTGAAAGGTCCCGTTCCTAATAAGTATAACGATGAAAGTACCCGCTTGTATCACTTACGACCAGAAAAAGAATCTCGTATTGCATTACTAAAAGTTCCTGCTTTACAATCTTCTCATGACCTTGCACCTTTTGTAGAAATACATTACAATGCAATAGATTTGACTGGTGCAAGTATGGGTATATCAGGTCCTATGCTTATGATAGAAAAAACTGTACCTGCCTGTTCTCACATTCTAAGCGGCTCTACACGGGTATTGGATGTCATAACATCCGATTTAGCGAATACAGAACTCTATTCAGCGGGTGGGGTTGTAACATTAACTAAATTGAGTGGTAAGAGTTACGCTCTATTGAATGACGGACATTTAGTTGGTGATAATACTGGTGGTAATGAAGTTGATAATGAACTCGATTTTAGTAATACTCCAGCGGTATATACGCCTGTGAGTGATGTTTCAGCAGAACCAGCATCACCACCAAAAGCAATAAACAAATCTCACAATTCAGGAAACCATGAATCTGTGTATCATAGATTAATTTTAACACCAAGAAGAAATGATATTGCTACAACGTCTGCTACAAAGACAATGCGATTGAATGTTCATAAAACAAATTCTACTGCTGGTCAATTCGATATAGGAACTACAAATCTTTCTGCTCATATGTTTGAAGTCTTTGATATAATAGACAATAAAGTATCGCCTAATCTTGCCGAAGTACAATTGTTTATTCAACCTTCTAACAAGAATCGCACCAATCAATTTCATAATCTTGTGGATTTGTTTTCTGATAATGATTCATTTTGTAGATTTAATTTGTTGCAATTAATTTCTCGTGGTACGGTAAGAAGCGTCAATGAATCGTTTGATGATTCTAATACGCAACACACAGAAGTAATCATAAGAGGAATTGGTGAAAAAGTACTTTCCCAAAATGTCAATGTTACAGGAAGCGGTTCGCCTGATTCACACGTTGTAAAGGAAATAGAACCTAACTCACCTGTAGTTACAGTAACGCTCGGAGGACCCGGACAAGGTGCTGTAAACACTAAGCCAACCTTTGACCCTGCTACTCTCATGAGATTACCGGGTTCTACTCGCCGTATTTGTGCAGTACAAGCAGTTATAGTAACAGCAAAAGAAGGTTCTAACGCAAATGTCAATACTATTACAGTACAACCATTAAACAATAATTCACCTGATATTGCTTCTTGGGGAACATACTGTTTCCCTAAGAAGGGGCGAATATATCTTGCAGATGGTGCGAGTGCTGAATATGTCAAAAAGAACGGTACAGGATTTGTATTTAGTAGCGGTACAATAGCAGATAGAACGTTTTTATCAGGCAATGGTACAGCGTATGCAACGTTTTATGAATGGGCTTTAGCAACAGGCTTGTTAGTTTCAACAGCAGGTTCAGGTGCTACTGTAACAGATGATACGTCAATTTACATTTACAATGAAGATAACTTTACTGATGATTCTTTAGTTCAGGATGGAAGTACAGTAAACGATAGAATGTTTCAATCTATGAATGATGTAAACCATGATTATCAATTAGGTACACAGTACTCAAGTACTCGTGCAATGGTCGAGATACCTTTCTTCCCTCAACAGTTTTTTGAGCATGAAACCGAAGGAATATTTCCGGGTCCTGATAACAGTATGAAAATTCATATTGATGCTACATACACAGCACATAGTTGGAACCCGACACCTGTTGGAAGAAGGGCTGATGATATTCAAACGGCTGATAGAAGTGCAAATTCTGCTTACACATATAATATTCATGGTAAAAATTTCGTATCATCTTCTACAATTCAACAAATTGTATATGATTCTTCTGGAAAGTTTTTCAAAATATTTGTCTCCCATCCTGAAATGTTCCCACCTGTAGACACAGGTGTTACCGAATATAGAAATTTAAAATCATTACATCGTTTTCGACGTGCATTTATTCCTAATGGTATGTGGTGTATTTATGTCAATGACCCAAGTACTGACGGTTATCTAAAGGTATGGGAAAACGAAACAGCCACAAATAATGTTAATTCTGGTTCGTATGCAACGGGGTTCTTTGAATCGGCAATCCCTCAAACTGCTATACATATTGCTCAAGGGTATAGAAGTGAAAATTTAATCCCTCTCGATTCTGATATGGAGACTCCATCATCTGACTTAGAAGCACGTTCTCCGTATTACTACGACAATGCGAATGTACAAACTCAAGGCGGTAATCTCGATTATGGTCTACGACAATATGTTAGTGCAATCGAAATAAAAGAAGGACCTCTTTCTAATCCCCATGCACCTAAAATACTTTCAAAACGTGCTACATCAACTATCGTTAAAGGAAGTGATAATGGGAGTGGTACGTACTCCATTATTTTAGAAGATACGGAGAATTTTCCCGAATTAGTAGAATACAGTAGAAATTCATCTAATGAACTTTCTTTAGCAGAAGGTGATATGCTTTACATTGGTGAAGTAATCTTGAGTGATGGTACTTCCCATGAAGGGATGTATTTTGGTAAAAAGAGTTTAACAAATAATTTAGATGTTGTAAATTGGAAATGTACAACAACTTCTCTTACTTTAGAAGGTGCTACATTCAGATTAAAGAGTGCGGGTCGCTCTTTATACACTTTATCTTCACCTGCTAATTCACTAACAGAAGAAAATACGGCTGTAACTTTCTTACCAGATTCTTCTGAGCAATGGACTATTGCCGCTAATGCAAGTGCTGATAGTACTACTTCAATACAAATTACTCCTGCAACAGCAAATCGTTTGGCTCATGCAAATACTATTGGTATGAATATACGTAAAGATGATGAATTGTATTTTGAAGATGCATCTGATTCTAATATAATAAAATATCTTGGAAAAGTGAGTCAAATAATTTCAAAATTTGCTGGAAGTACTACAAATACTACTATTACTTTAACAGCAAATAACGTTAATGAAGTAACTACAGGGGATAAAATTCGATTAAGTGCGGCAAGTGTCATGGCTGTTGACTTCGATGCAATACTGAACAAAACATGGATTAACCCATACGCACAAGGTGGTATGAGAAACGGAGATACTGTTTGGATGAATATGACTCTTAACAATCCTCATGCAGTAGAAGGTCTATTCTGTAAAAGTAGAGGTGTACTAAACGAAGGATTGGTTTGGAAGGGATTCAATGGTGGACAAGGTGCTTTAGCGACACGACCTCGTGATTCTATTCCTCTTGAAAATTTCTTGATTGGTGATACATGTGTTGAAACAGCGCAAAACTTAGTTCAACACATCAATAAGACGATAGAAATGAATTATGAGGCAATGGGTCTTAACGCATCTCAAGCACCGTCTGTAGCCTATGTAGACCCTTACTTAGCATCCAAAGGTCATGCTCGTGTATTACTGTATGATGTAGGTCATGATAGAGAATTTATTGCTTTCCATGATTTGCATATGCAAGTACAATCAAGTGCGGCAACACCGAATATAGGATTTAATCGAAATATAGTTCATGCTGGAGGGGTAACTAAATTAGATAAATTTTTAGTTTCACATAACGGTGGCGCACCACATTACTTCACGACACAAATAGATGTAGCAAATGGCTATCCAAGTGAAAATAAATTCCTTCGTTCGACTCAACAATCTAAATTTATAGAATCGGCTTATGCTCATAATATCGCTAATCAGAATCAAGGATTGTTTAGTATTGAAAATCCTGCTACTTCTGGTAACAATGCATTTCTAAAAGGTAAAGGACACGGGCATTTTGTACATAGCGGGTACATGAATGGTTATACAGCAGATACTTTCACCGTAAGTGATAATGCTTTACCTCGTGTTGAACCCGCAGTAGCGTCTTTGTATTGGGCTAATGAGGTACATTCAATTTCTCGTTCAATGAGTGGAAGTGAATTTGTAAGGTCGCTTAGAACACATAGAGAAACACAAGACCCTGTTCTTAAAACACATACATTTAGAGATGCAAGTACACTATTTGATACTCCTGATGGAACACGATGCATTTCAGCATTTTTATGTCTTAAAGGAAATAGAAACTTAGAATTAGATTTAACAAATCATGATGAATCACGTTTGAAGCATTTACCGCATTGGTCACAAATGGACTTTGTAAGAAGGTTAGTATTGGATTGCGGAGAAATAGGTGTAAAAGAAGGCGTTACAGATATTGAAGCGGCTACTCGTGAACTTGTTCGTATGATTAATCAAGCGGGGGCTAAACATGGTCGAACTCAAGTACATACTATACAACAAGGTGTAGGTGATGTAGCGATTACAGGTTCTACTCACGACCCTGCACCGTGGTGGTTTACCGATGAATCATTCAATTCAAACGATAAAGGAACACATATGGGATATGTACGAGCGCATCTTGGTCGTGTGGTTGAAGATATTAACGGGAATGAAGGTTATTCCATTATTATACATTCTACTATTCCCGGTGCATCAGGTCGAAATTTCTGTGTGTGGCTCGACAACAGTAAAGGACAAGCATCATACAAGCCATTATTTTTGATTGGACATGGTGGAAGATTTAGAAATTTCTGGTGTCAACCTGATGAAACAAGCGGTGAAAATATGCACCCTGCGCCTATGCCTCTTAACAAGCATGGAAGGCCGTTTGCACCTATTACATCGCTTCGTGAGTACACACTACAAGAAGAACCAGCGGAACCATTCACTAACAATCACGACGTAGCAAGACGTGATTCAGATAATGATAGCAGGACTGTACGAAATATTTCAGGACACATAGGTGCTTTAAATCATAATACAGTAAGTGATGAATCCTTTGAAATTCAAGGAGTTGCTACATCATATGTTGAAGGTCTACGAGCAGGTAAAACAGCAGTAGGACGAATTAACTTTGGTGGTTTAGTTGCATCAGGTATACCCGGCTTTGCCCCCGATGCAGGTGAATACGGATTGGGAGTAAGAGGAGATAGAAGATTTGATTTTAAGTATGGAGAAGCAAAAATTCCCGGTGGAACTGCCCCAACTGATATTACAGCATACACAGGAAACGCTAATCCACAGAAACTACGTGAGGACAAAGTAGGTGAATCAAACTTATACGGATTTAGATTTACTGACCATTTAGGTAATAATTACGGTGTTAGATACATTTACCGTAAATTTGGAGAAAACTTTAGCAATCAAAATACTGTTTTACCATCTACTTTAGACGATGAGATTGTAGTCTACATTAACGATGACGACGTTTCAATGGGTGGATTTACCATTGGAGGACATATGCTTGGATATGGAGAACCGAGTGGACGTATTGATAATACCACTTTACAATTCTCAAAATGGCGAGGCAATGAATGGAGAGGTGTTTATGCACCCGAAGCAGGTGTTGATTCAATTGTTACTTGGGATGGAAGTGCAGATACGCTTACTGTGTTTTTACAAGCACCGTTTAACACGGGAAATACTGATTTAAATAATCACCCCGATATACTTGGTTATCTCGGCTATCCAAAAACAAACGGTGTTATCCATTTACATGATACTTTTACTGGTACAACAGCGAAGGGTTTCATTGGAAATGTATTGTCTTATGAATCAAGAACTGTAAACGATTTAACTGGGGCACATGTATTTTATGGTATACGAGGTGATGGATTTACATCATCACATCACGTAACAAGTGCATCAGCATCAAGTGCTGGTACTGTAAATGATACAAGTAAAGTACAACCTCATGCATCAAATAATGTATTTAGAGTATTGATGTCATCGAGAATAAATTGGACTACACTACTAACAGATGAAGTATTAGCGTATGCTACTATGGAAGCAATCAATCATCCCAACCCAAATATCGAGGAAGGTACTACTGTAGATTGTCGTCATCTCTATGCTTGTGATGGGCGTACATTAGGAGATTGGGGAGTTACAGAAGATGCTATAATCGTGCGAGCATTCAATCCACAACGTGGTTCAACTCCTTTATCTAAAATGTTTAGCGCAACAATGCATACAGACTTTGGAATACAAGCGGCTCATTTAGAGTATGGAGAATATACAACATTGAAGCAAGTTAGTAGCACAGGAAAGCACACTTTTACAGCAAGTAACGTTTTAAATAAACCAATTAGTGATGCTGATTTAGATAAAAACAGACAAGTAGATTGTGGATATTTACCTAAAACTATACTTCAAATTAGAACTAAGGGTAAGGGTTATCATGCAAATACAGCAACACCTGTGTTAGTCGATTCTTTTAACAATGCTATATCCACAAAAGCATGGAAAGAGAATCTGAAAGGAGAAACTTTTACTTCGATTAGTGGCGACCATATTTTACCAGCACTAAGTAATCCTATGATTTTAGTTGACACGATTGCTACTGGAACAGATACTATGACATTAGTAGGTTCTAAAATAACAAATGCCCTCATTCCAGCAGGTCAAGAAGGAACTTCTGTAAACAGTTTAGCAAAGAAACCATCTTATGGTGAGCGTTTACGATATTATTACCAAGAAAAACAATTTTCACTATTAGAATCTAAGAATGGTTCAAATTCATTAACAGAAATTATATGGAATGATTTGTTCTCAAACGATGATTGGGTATCAAAAATTGGTGCTAAAACCGTTTCAAATCAAGAACACGTACTCCAAAGATTTGCTGAACAACAAATCGGTGGTTATCGCTCATACGGTTCTGTGGATTCTGAACCTCTAATTTACTTCAAAGGTGGTAGAGACAGTAACGACCATAGCGTACCACTTTACTTTGGTGGTGGATTTAGCGGCGTGGTAATGGATGTGAATGATGGTACTGAAAACGACTATTCTGATTTCTATACTCATCCATATTCTACAGGTCCTACTGGTACTGCTGGTATACAAAACGCCAATGAAATTTCAACTTCTTTCGCTATTGTAGATTGTAACGCAATCTTGTCCTTCTTCCCTGCTACAGCACTTTTAAATCAGCATAGAGCAAGTATCAATTCACCATTCTTCAATAGTGCAAACAGGGTTACTACTGATTTAGATAACGGAAGTTTCGCTGTTAACTCGGCATTACCAGCCCCAGTAAAAGCAAGATATACGGCTGGTACTATTTTACAAAGACCTGTACCCGTAATTTTACGAGTAGCAAATCCAAATGCAAGATATGACCCATCAAGTGGTGATACTGTAAGAGCGCATACAGAAACACATACAATGTTTGCAATATACGGACCCGGACAGGCTTTCCCGTTTACTGAACAAGCATCAGCAAATTCAGATAATCAACCGCATCCCGGCTATGTAGTTACTACAGGAAACACATGGAGTAAAGTACCGTATGGATTGAACTTGCCTAACGATATTAAAAATACGGCGAATCAATACTCACCACCTACATTAGCACATCAAAATGCAAGAAATCGTTTCCATTGGCTTTATGGTTGGAATTGGTCACCACCACAAGGTATTCCAAACATAGGTGATGCAGGAGGTTCAGGTGTAGGTCTTATGCAAAGACCAGACCACGGTTATCATTATGGTGAACATTTTAATTATGTTGGAACTGTACATGCTAATAATATTGCCGATATGAAAAAAGCGCATCCTTACAAGCACGTAGGTGCAATGTATTACAGTATAGCGATGGGTGCTGATATGACATTCCATATGGACGGTGGTTATCACCCCGGTGGTTCTTGGTTGGATAATCAAATGGCTTTCAACCCTTCACACCCTAAGAGTAATTATGCAATTAAAAGAGGTACAAACATAGTTCACCCTACAGCGTTTAGAGTATCGGGATTAATGGCTAAGACTATTTTAACAGGAAGTGCTGATGTTGCTTTGTCGCAAGTAGAACCAGAATTAGTTGTAGTTGATGCTACTCGATGTCAAAACGGAGAAGAACTTGCTACTATACTTGGACAGGCTATGAATGAGTTCCCCGGAAAGAGTGCAATAAAAGCAATGGGTGGTACATTTGCACCATCAATGGGCAATGCAATGCGTCAAGATAGATACGGGTGGATAGAATTAGATTTTACATCATATACAGTTCCGGAAGCATCAAGTGGAGATTTTGATTTAACAAGTTCGTATGTTTCAGTTAAAGCAACTGTAACAAGTGCTACACAGGCTATACTTGAACAAATACCAGCATGTGGGTGGCTAAGAACAAGTGAAGGTGGTGCAACAGGTGTATCAGGTGCGGGAGACATCCCTTGTTATGCACCCTATCATAGTCGTGAAGTAGTTTATCAAAGTAGTGCTTGGAGTGTTATATTCGCATTAGCACCTAATAAGCATAGTAAATTACCTGTATTTGAAGATGTTAAAGTATACGAAGATATATTGGCTGGAAGTTATGTAGCGGCTGATGATATTCCTGATTTATCAAGTGCTCCTTCAAAGTTATATGTGTGGTCAAAAGCGGGTGTTCATCGTTTTAATAATGAAAACGAAACAGCAAGGGACCATATGACACAAGTACATTTTAGTGGTATTGTAGATGCTATAGACCGTACACGACCTATAGGTGCTATAGGATGGGCTGGAGAGCGATACTCGTACCTTAACTCACTAAAGGTTGGTACGGAAGGCTACGGTGCAGGTCTTGGTGCTTGGCATGCTAAACTTGGTTTCAGTCCATATGGTTCAAGTAATTCATGTATGACAGCATATGGGCATTTACCTCATACAAAACCGATTAAATGGTCACCCGAAGCCTCTCGATTATTGAATGGTGTAGGTGGTACTACAACAGGTATTTCCACACCGTATACATGGAATTTAGGTTTAGCGTATAATAATTCCTACTACACAGGAAATGTCGCAGATTATGCTTCACGATATAATGACGGTGGAAATAGCGGTCAACCTATTCATCATGATGATAATGACAGTACATCCTTTGATGTAATCAAAAATTTGCATCAACCACAGGGAGTATACAGTCGGGCATTTGTTGTAATTTCGTATGAAAGCGAATTTCCTTTGGTTGCCAAGCATGACCGAGATGGAATTACTGCTACTGGAGATTGGTTAACTGTAGTATCTAAGACAAATATAGATTCGGTATCAGCCGCAGATGCAATTAAATTTGCTGGTACTGTTCAATGGGATGAACGTATACACAATAGTGAACGTTTTACTGCACCTGCGAATGCTGGTCCTAACGTAGAAGCATTGATTGCTACTTCTGGTGATGGTTCACCACTTCCCTTTGCTAATACGGCACTTGATTCATACGTTGAAGGTGGTATAACAGTAGCACCTGTTGCTAATGATGCTTTACTTGCAAATGCAGAACCATGTTTTGCTGAAACTGGGGATTTATTCTCAGATATTGATGAGAGTCCCGGTACTGGTGATAGAAGAAACTTGAGATTGGAGTACTATCTTGCGGCTTCTCTTCCTTCTGATGGGTCGGCTGGTGCTACAAACGTTACATCGAGATACTCTTATGGTCGAGACTTTTGGTGGGGAGATATAAATGCATACAAAGCAAATGAATATTCTCCTGCTCGTAATTTTTCAGTTGAAAACGTGGTATGGAAACGCATGGATGGTGGTAATCTTTCACTTCCAGCAGTAAATGCTCGTGGATTAGGTGCAGTACCATTTGTTACAAGAGTGAGTAGCGACGGTACTAACGCATACTTAACTGGTGAAAAATTACTTGGAAACAATAGATTTACCTTTGAAACAACGAATAACGCTATGTTCCCAATTATTCAAGCACAGGAAATAAGTCATCCACAATTAGCGCAATTGCATCCAAATAGATTGCGAGATATTTTAGATATACCAAATGAAGAAATACAGTTTGAAAGTATTGAAGTTTTAGATGATACAGGACAAGTACACTCAATAGAGGGTGGCTCACCGTTTGGAACTATAGTTCGTTCCTTTAAACAGGTATCAGATAGAACCGCAGAAGGGTTAGCACCAGCAGAAGTAGGAAGTGGTGTCGAACCGAATTTGAAAATACAATTACCTAATCCTGATTCTATACCCGGAAATATAATTATTCGTAGTGGTTTTGATAGATTACAAGCCTATCAAACAGAAACTATGGGTACAGGTGGTATGCTAAGACCCGGAATAGATTCGGACATAGATGGTATATTTACTGATACAACAGACGGACCACGATTAGGTCCTACATTTAGTGACCATGAGTACGACCATATTAGCCAAAATTTATCAGAAGAATTGTTCCCTGAAATGACAAGAAAGGGATGGAAATCTTCAACAAACAATGCACCACTAAAGACCTCATACGAACTTCATGACCGTTCATTATACTTCCATGTAACAAAGAACGGTAACTCTCACACGCACCGTTACCCAACAACATACTCACACGCTAACGGTGTTGTGAATAATGATTTAACAGGTGTATCGTTTGTTGGAACTACTTTAACTGTTAATAATGCTGTTAATGCAAATTTGTTTGTTGGTGGATTCGGCAATGCTGATTGGGTTGGGGGTGCATTGGTAAAGAAGTATCTAAGACTACACAATCCAACTACTGGAGAAAGCGGTGTAGCCTCGTTTACTAACATTGCAGGAAGTACGTTTGAAAATTGTAAAGGGGATGCAAACTTCACTTCTATGGTGGCAAGTTCAATTACTGCTTGTAAGGTCGTTCCTTCTTATTATGTACCTGCTGGAAGCAATCGCTTCTTTGCCGCAAGAAGAATGCGTGACCACGCAGAAGTGAGTGGGAACAGTCCTGATATGGCTCATTCATTGTATCTAACTGGTGGCGGTACACAAACACCTTACGAGACATACAAAAAACCAATTCTTACACCTATGGCTGTTCCACGAATGGGTCATCACTTTGTCAATGCTTCACAGGTAATGTTACCCGGTCATTGGGCGCATCCTGCTTATCAGGGACTATACGGATTACATAGAGCAGAACGTTCAGCCTTTGTTGCTAATACAGAAAAGACACTCATTAATGATACAGCATTAGATGTTTCTACAATTCCTTCTTCTACTACTGACCAAATAACAGGATATGACCCAAGTATTACCATAGGAACTATGACCGCTACTCCGAGTGGACCGAGTGATATTCACGGTGGTGCGTTCACGTTAATGTTTGAAACTAAGGTCAAGTATGATGGATATGGGGTTCTTGCATCTAAAGGTCAAGCAGGTGTTGTAAACTCAAAGGGTGGTCATACAATCGTATTGGAAGCCGCCGCTACGTACACCTTGAAGCATCACTTCCCTGACCCAAGTGAAGTCGGTGCTTATCAAATTGTTATTCAACCAAACATACACAAATCACAACTTATCGGATTCCATGAAAACGGACCTGCAACAGATGTACCCGTTGCAGGTGGTGCAACTGGAAGTGCAATTGAATTAACAGGACAGCAGGTTGCATTAGTTGTAGGTATACGAGAACCCGATGCAGGTACGGGTGGTTTGGGACTTGTACTTGCCGAAGCAGTAATGGCAGATGTACGAGGGTGTGAATTATTCATTAACGAATTAATGATAGACCACGACCCTGACCACGGAAGCCAATTTACAAACATTCCACCACTTATGTCATACAATCCGTTGGGTGTACAATCATCAGAATCACCCGCATTCACACGTCGAAGTTTACCTTACAATCGTAGTATGTTTGCATATGCAACACCGGGAATAACAAGTAACATTCCGTGGTGGTCTATTGTACATGAATCAGGACCAGAAGATTCATCGGCAGATGGAATACGTCATTTGTCTATTCATAGACTCGACAATTACTATGAGTTCTTGAGAGCAAGTGCTGGAAGTATAGGATGTCAATTAACGCTTGGTGGTTATCCTTCCAACTATCCTGACCTTTATTCTAATGTCCTTGAGAACATCAGTCTCGCACCTGTATGTACTGTAGTGAGTAAAATAGGTTCCCCTGTTACTGTAATAACTGTTGATGATGCAAGAGGATTCCCTAAAGTGCCTCATTACGGTATGAAATTAGAATACACGGATGCTGACGGTGTAAGAAGAACTCACACATATACAGAAAGAAGCGGAAATGACGCTACTTATATGAACAAACCATATCGTTTTACTATTACTGCATCAAGTAATTTTACAAATAATTTAACTGTGGGAACAAAAATTCGATTGACTCGTGCTTATGACTTTAGACCTGCTGGTACAATTTTCAATGATACTCGTACAAGCGTTATCACGCATTCATTATTAGCAGACAATCAAGCATTCAATGGTTCAAGAGATACCAATAGTCTGCACATGGGTGATGCGTATTTGTGTCTATGGCATCCTAATCTTGGTCGCCCTCATACATTCTATTCTGATTCTTCAAGAACGTGGTTGAATCCACTTACTGATAGAGCCGTACTTTCAAAACCATTGAACAGTATGCCCGAACATTTTGAAACTGTACATTACCACGACGCAACATATTATGCAAGTTTAGGTCCTTTCGCATTCAATATCGCTACGCCGACTAAACCCGGTACTATACTTACTAAAGCACCATCAGGTGCAAGTACTCCTACTGCCCCTATGACTGTAATAGGTAATGGAACAACAAATGCATTTAGCGGTACTGTTTCTCTTACTGCTAATCAAATTCTATCTCAAAATACTACTGGTTCTTTACCTGCTCTCACAGTATCAGATTTGATAAACATTGACGATGAAACTTTTTCGATTACTGCTATAACAGGGTCGCATACAATTACTTACACTAATCCTAACGGCGGCGGTGCTCAATCAATCCTTGCAACTGTATTTACATTAGAACGAAGTGCGGCACATACAACTATTAATTCTAATGTTAAAACTGGTGCTGATGGTTCTACATCTTCTGCAACGCAATCAAGTGGTGCGCCATTGCTAAATCATTATTGGCCTTGTGGAAGCCGTGGTGGTCCTTTAACGAGTAGACTCGATGGGTATGGATATGTATCAGCCTCGTGGGATTATCCATTAGAATATACTTCTGATGGTCCCGTGTGGGTTGACCATGATGACGATGGTTCATACGCTGTATCATTGGGAATAACAAAATCAGTTTATGATAACTTTACAGATGCTACTTGTGATACTACAAATACAGATGCTACTGTTACAATGGATTCTACTACTAAGTTAGCAGTAGGCATGGGAGTAAGTGGTACAGGGATAGCAAGCGGTGCAACAGTATTATCTATCACGAATGCTACTACATTTGAATTAAGTGCTAATGCTACTGCCTCTAATTCAAATACAACTCTCACCTTTACTCCTGTAAAAACACGTACACGGCCATTCGGTTACCGCTTTTCTCTACGTCAACCATACAACAAACCCCAATGGGCTTTGTATGGAATGAGAGCATACCGAGAAGCGAGTATTACTGGCTCTAACACTATTGCTGGTTATCAACACGGTCCTCTTGTACAGCAAGAAACTCAAACATGGACATATGCAGGTGGTTCAGGTTTGAGTAACACTACTTATCCTAATACATACGTTGGTGTTATGGAACGACAAACGAACTTTAGTGGTATGCTTGGAGTCGATAAACCAGAATGGCAAGTACGTTATGGAAACGGTATGCGTATGACAAGAGCATTTGGATGCCCTGTACGAACATTACGTAATGCATCTACAGTAGTAAGAGATTGGTGGGGCGATGCTACTGGAAAGAGTATTGATTCAATTCATAATGCTGTAAAATACTATCTTGTTGATTGGTGGGGTAACACTCGTGGTGAAGATGTACGTCGTTATCCTGTACGTGGGTTTGGTATCAGACCTGCATGGGACAGTAGTGATGCTTACGAGTACGATAGAGTAAGCGACAGAACTCCATATCAACGTCTATACAATAATGGTCAACCGCTTGTTAACTTGAAAACTATAACTGATTTGACCGATTCAAATGTAGACGATGGAACAAAAGTACCAAGATTCGGTGGTCGTCTTAACAATGTTAACAATAACGATGCTAATAATTTAGTCGATGTATTTATGCCAACACACGCTCAACGAATAGGAGACATGGGTAACGGACGAGGAGTTCGATACCCAACTGCATTTAATGAAGATTTGATTACTGATGTTGATGAACCATATCATACAACAGGTGTAGTGTTGTCACACAATACCGCTGAACCGAATACATCAGAAGGTTTGATACGAGCAAGAAATGACGTACTGCAACCTAATGAAGTTTCTCGTGGAATAAGTGCTCGACTCGGTATAGATGAAAATGGACTGTTAAAACCAGAAGCCGTAGCAAGCGATAGAGTAGAAGATTTCAGCGGTGAGACACCACACAAAGATGCTGTAAGTCGCTCAAGTCCACGTATAGGTATTGATGGTGAGAACATAGAAGGTGTGGACGACAACATGATGGCAATCAATACCGAAGCACATAGTCTACACACAGACAGAAACGTGGGACAGCGTGTTGTTTTACAAGGTGGATTGACCGCTGGTTCGCAAACATTAGGTAACTACGATTTGACAAGTTTAACCTTCGCTGGACAGCCACAAGGTGGTGTCATGCGTTATACACACACTTCCAACTTCAATCCTTTAGGCGGTACATATTTGGCCGAGACTCGTAATTTCTTGTCTCCTGTAAGCGACAAGGATTGGGGTGGTATAAGTGGGTCAAATAAGACAGCGAATCCATACGAAACAAATGTTTTCGTTAGTAGCGCACAGACTAATTTTACAGATAAAAGTATTACGTTTATGCTAAGAACTGTAAGACTACTTGACAAGCAACACGTAGAAGTTTTCAGACCTAACAACGCACTTCACTCATCATCCCCGCAATATGGTGCGAATTACTTCTCCGCTACTGGTGGAGGAAAGTATGGTCTATTCTTGTATGAAACTACTAACGGTAGAGCAAGTTCAGGATATTATATCCGAGCAACTAATCCTGATACCAATCCTCCATATGCACCAGCCTACGTAATGAACATATCATCAAATGAAAGTGTACCAGTAAGTAAAGGACCAAAAATTATTGGAATAAGTGATACGTCGTTCGATTCTTCATTACTCAATAACGAAGTTACAAGACTTGTCATAAGTGAAAATACATTGCAACATTATCGTTCCGATGCACCGAGAAGGCGTTCTCGTATTGATAGTGATGAGAAGGTAAAGCGCATGGACTTTACCGTACTCCCACGATTCTCACAAGCCCTGCACCCTAAAGGACATAAAGGAGATGTAACCTACAACACATCAGACCACACAGGTGATGGCTCATGATGGATTACGACTTTTGTGATTGTTGTACTCCTATGGAAAATGCATTTGCATTAATGAAAGCAAAAAAGAAGAGTAAACCGTTTCACGGTTACAACCCTAACAAACATCATCGAAAAGGTGGCTTGAACGCTAAAGGTCGAGCCGCCGCTAAAAGAGAGTCTGGTGCTAATCTAAAACCTCCAGTTACTACTAAACCCAGTAAACTGAAACCCGGCTCTAAAAAAGCAAAGCGACGTAAATCGTTTTGTGCTCGCATGGGTGGAATGAAAGGACCTACAAGTAAGAAAGGCAAACTCACACCTAAAGGGGCATCCCTTAAACGGTGGAACTGCTGATGACTCTTATCAAAAATACTACTACTGGTCGGTTTAACACCGATGTTAGTGAAGTCATGAGCCATGTACGTAAGCCCGTGTTTGTTGACAATGCTGTTCATCATGCTCGTGTAAGCGTACAAACTTCATCGAAGCCAAAGATTACTGTAGAAAAAAGCAATACCCGCACACTACAGGTTATGCCTCAATCGTCATATCAGATTGTTGAGGGTGAATCAGGAGTACAGATTACACACGCTCAAACACCCGGTCATGAATACACTGGTAAACCATATTTTAATGGTGAAAGTTTATCTTCAAGCAACGTTCCAATCCTTCTATTCAATGAACTGCGCCCTTCCGAACGTTTAGTTCTAAAATCTATAGAAGATAGTACAATAGGAGTTTTTGGGCATTTACAGAATATGAAAAGTCGTACTCTTGATGACATAGGATTTACCCATGATGCCGTGAAAATGGGACAGCCTCTCGATATTGGATTGAGAACAACAGACTTAGCCATAAAATTAGCAGAATCAGTAGATACAGGTATTACAAGTATGAATATTGGTCGCCATGAATCAGTCGTTACAAAGAAAAGAAATCACAGTACAAGATTCATTGGGCAGAATTTCAATAACACGAATTTACTTACAGCATTGCGATACATTGCAAGACACGATGGGCGAATGGTTCTATTAGATACATTTGGAAATTTACTGTATGTACCAATTTCTTTTAGTGAAAGTACAATTGATATATCAAACTCGTATAGTTCAGGACAAAGTAAAAATCCAATTGATAATTCAGCAAATAGAGTTACAGTACAGGGTATTCCTATGGCATTGAATGATTTGGTTATAGTAACTGTAGACGATGCGGAATCACAAACGGACGACGTGCGAGAAATATCATCACCATTCGTAGACCATACTGTACGAAATAAAAATAGTGCAAAGAGAGTTGCTCGAAAAATTCTACGAGGTCAGTCTTTAATGAAGGGTGCTGAAACAATTTCAAACAGTTATTCTGGTTTAGGACTAAGACCCGGTATGACGGTTATTCATGAAGGTAAGAATAAAATAATTACTGAAATTAGACATCAGCCCTTTGCTATGAAAAGCGATATATCGTTAATGAATATAGACGTTGGACTTGAAGGTATTTTGCAATCGTTGAACGAAGGATTTACTGTAGAAGCAAATAACATTAATCCTGAAAATATCTTCCAGATTACGGATGTCAATTTGGCAATGTTTGGAAAAGTAGAACTTAAAATCCATGCTGAAATATATGAAAATAAGGTTATGAGTACCGCAATTCTTATTGGTGGTACATCGAGAGGAACAGTCGGTGGAAGGGGCGAACCTATGGGTGGAAGCAAGAGTAGCAAATTCCTTGTTGGAAGGGGTGGAGTGTAATGCCAATCAGTAATCACATACGCCGCCTACTCATTGAAACCATTAGAGATAACATCAATGAAGTTGTCTTGGGATTTGATGGTACACCAGCGACCAGCGACGATGGTTCAGCGGGGCGACCTGCCATCACACTCACGCCTACGGTTACGATAGTAGATGACGGGACACTTCTAATAGAGGCGACACTTCCACACACAGAAACCTTTACTGAACCCATAAAGGAAGTATACATTCAAACAAGGGGTACAACAAGTTTTACTCCTGTAAGTAGATTCACCATTAAACCAATTACTAAAAATAATTCTAATGAAGTGAAAATTGAAATAACAATTGAGGTGGCATAATGACAGGTAATCCGTTATCAGGACATACAAAAAAGAATATGACATTAACGACTCATACGAGTCTAAGCACTCCTACAATAGAAGATGGTTTATTTGATGGGGAACCAATCATCAGTCCCAGTATAACAAATGCATACGAAGGTATACATGGAAATGGAATTATCCTTGAAGAAGATACTGCTAAGGGGGATGGAGATAGAAACAATCCAATTAACTTGGCAGGTCGAGTAAATGGTGTTGCATCAAGTTCTCATTTCAGGGTAAATGTGTTAGGTGGTTACGCTGTAATAGACGGTGTAATGTTTGCCTTCGCAGGTTCAAATACAGACATAGACCTTATTTCTACAAGCGCACATAAGGCTGGTTCTCCTTCTGCACTAACTTCGGGTCAAGAAGCATTAGTAGTAATATATGTTAATTCTGATAATGATAATAATTCGATAGGGTGGGAAATGGGTTCTCCTGTTACTGCTGGTACATCATACCCACTTGCACCATCTTCATTTCTTAATTACCCTCTATCCTCATTGAATGTAAAACAATCTATTGTACTCGCTACATTGCGTTGTGTTTACGAATCAGGTTCAGGTGATTTAAACATTAAAGTAACTGAAATAAATGATAAGAGAGTATTCATCAGACCTTCTCCTATTTATTTATCACCAGTAACATCGGGCGCAGTAGCGGCCACAGATGCTATCGAATCCCATACAGCCTTAGATAGTCTACATGGTGCTGATGAAACAGGTGCTATGTCTGCAAGTCGCTTTGGTGCTATATGGGAATCATATGGAACTGAACTATCAAGCACTACTGCGCCTGATAACGATAAGAGTGTTTTGTATTATAGTGGAACACATGCGGCTCGATTTACACGTTCAATCTTTGACCGTGTATTGACAAGCACAGCAACGAGTATAACACTCAAATCTACTGATGCTAATATTCTACTTCTAACTCCCGGTGGGAGTGCCACACTTACCACATCTGGTTCTTTCCCTGCTGGTTATATCATTGAAGTGCGAAATCTACATGCAAGTAACGCTGTAGTATTCGCTCGTGCTTCAAACTATTCTGTATCAGGAGGAACGCTTACAAGGTTCGTTTGTACTACAAGCCACGCCACTACACCCGTATTCAGCGTCTTATCAGACGACTCAATAGAAACTGTACAAATAGCAGACAATGCGGTTACAACGGCTAAGATATTAAATTCAAATGTTACCCTTGCCAAAATAGCAAACATTGCCGATGATAGAATCTTAGGAAATGTAAGCGGAGGTGCGGCGGCTCCTGCTGAATTAACCAAAGCGAATGTATTGACTTTGCTCAATGTTGAAGATGGTGCTGATGCTACAGATACAGCCAATGTAACTGCGGCGGGTGCATTGATGGACTCAGAATTAACTGACTTAGCAGGTGTAAAAGGTGTAACAATATCTACATTGCAAGTTAAACCATCGGAAGGTGCGTTTGCTAACGGAGACAAAACCAAGTTAGATGGAATCGAAGCAAGTGCTGATGTTACAGACGCAACCAATGTTAACGCCGCAGGTGCAATAATGCACAGCGATTTGGGAACCAAAGGACAGATAGTAGTAGGAGATGGTTCAGGTGATGCAACTATACTCAGCGTCGGCACTAACAACCATGTTCTAACAGCAGATAGTTCGGAAGCATCTGGTGTTAAATGGGCGGCAACAGCGGCGGCAGGTATAACAGCATTAACTGGTAATGTAACTGCAAGTGGTTCAGGTTCAGTAGCGGCTACTATTGCTGATGAAGCCGTAACATACGCTAAGATGCAACACGTTTCTGCTACAAGTAGAGTATTAGGAAGAATCACAAGTGGTGCGGGTGATGTTGAAGAACTCACAGGTGCTAACATCAGAACGATAGCCAACGTCGCTGATGGTGCAACGGAGTACACAGATGCTATGGCACAGGCCGCTAACGCCCCTGCTATTACAGGTAACACACTATTAGCAAACGGTAACGTAACGGCAATAGCGGCTATTAACACTAAAGCGAAAGTAAGGGCTACAATGAGTGGGAACCTATCATACTCATCGGGTACAGTTACTTTACCATTTGACACAGAAGTGTATGATATAGGTAATGATTTTGATACATCGGCCTCGGCCAATTGCTTTGAAGCACCGAGAGATGGTTACTATTTGTTCAATGTTAATTGTTATTTTACATCTGCACCAAGTTGGTCTTTCACTTCGCTTTACAAAGATACAGGAAGCGGGTACGCTATTATGTTGAGAGGTCCGAGTTCAAATGGATTAAAAGAATTAGTATCATCAGTATTCAAATTAGACGCAGGTGATAAAGTTCAAGCAAGAATTACAGCAGCATCAAGCGGTACAGTAGGTAATTTAGACACAATCACTTACTTTGTAGTACAGGAGATGGTATGATGAATATAACAGTACAACAATTAACAACAGCAATGCATAATGCGGGTTTCACTCAATTTGATTATCCTACACATTGCATGGTATTCACTAATGGTTCTATTGACATGAGTGAGTGGCCGAGTAGTTGGGGTACACCGCCTACACAAGCCGTCATAAACAGTTGGTAATATGACAATTTTTATCCTTTTCTTGATAGCGTTTATAGCAGGTTTTGTTGCTACATGGCTTGCTACTGTTGACTAAAGGATGAATCAATCCAAAACGCACCGCACTCTTTGCATTGAAAGAGATGAATACGCTTATTTTCACCGTCAAGGTATCTCGCTGTTAGGCGATGCGGAATATGCCAATGCGTACACTTACGACATTTGACCTTTAATCGGTCAATCAATCGTCCCATCTATTCCATGCCTCGACGTGCTATGATGTCATCAATACGTAGGATAGCATTCGTAACCTCCGCCGCACTCAATACTGCTTGTCGTACAAGTTCTACAGGCTCGATAACACCGAGCGCAAGAACGTCGCATACACCACCGTTCTCAACATCAGGACCAACAGAAGTCTTACCTTCCATCAGTTGGTGTCTCATTTCAAGAATCGTATCGAGTGGGTCTTGACCAGCATTCTCAGCGATAGTCGCAGGAATACTCTCTAAAGCATCTGCAAAGGCTTCGATAGCCATCTGCGCTCGACCACCTACTTGAGCCGCATGGTTGCGTAGATAGACAGCCATACGAGCGTATGCGTTACCTGCACCAACAACAATCCTGTCATTTGCCATGACCAATGATACAACACCAAGTGCGTCATCAAACCCACGCTCAACTTCTTCAAGTGTATGAGAGGTCGCACCACGTAGTACAAGTGTCGCTTCCTTACTTTCACCAGTATTATTAGAAACAAACAGATGCCATACATCGTTGTGCTTCTCTCTTGTAATATTTGTTGAAGTGTATGATGAGATGTCATCAACGGTTTGGAAGATAACGCTATCAGTAGCACGTTTTAGCGCACGTATAACCGATTCAGGGGTACGACGTACAGCCATGATTCCATGCTTCTTGAGGAAGGCACATACGTGGTCATTTACGCTATCACGTACAAAGACTATACCATGCTTATTATCGAATGCTTCCACGATACGCTTTGCATTTGAAATCAAATCAGCCTTACCTGCGGATTTGTATGATGAATATGATGAAGCATCAATCTGAACCTGTACATTCTCTTCATTCTTTTCAACATCGAGTCCTGTATTAATGAGCATGAAATGACGATAGGATTCCTTTTCATCCTCTACTTCAAGCACGAAGTCCTTGTTGACAATCACACCACCAAAGAGGTATGAGTCATCAAGTGAGCCACCCGGAAACGATACTACACGAACTGATTCAGCACTTCCTGCTTGTTCAACAGCAGACACACATAGTTCTGATACCTTGTCGAGAGCGTTTTCAAGAGTCTTACCAGTAATCGCAGTACGTGCAATCTTAAGGTATTCTTCTCTTCCTTCGGCTAACATAGCAACCTCATTACTTAGGTATGTAGTTGCCATGAGAGATGCCTCATGATACCCACGACAGATGACGTTGGGGTGTAGACCACGAGCGAAGAGAGATTCTGTGTTACCGAGTAACGCACCTGCTAATACGACAGTACTTGTTGTACCATCGTAGCATAGGTTCTCTTGTGTCTTTGCTACTTCTGCAATCATCTTACCACCGGGATGTGATACGTCTACTTCACGTAGAATGGTTGCGCCATCGTTTGTTACGATGACGTTTCCATGCCCGTCTACGAGCATCTTATCCATACCCATTGGTCCTAACGTGGACTTCACGGTATCGGCAATTGTACGTGCCGCACGTATGTTCATCTGTTGTGCATTTGTTCTTCCTAAGTCCTGTTCTTTACTCATGTTGTTCACCATTTTACTTCTATGTCTACTAATTCTCCCGTGTCTACTGCACGAGAACGAACGTAGCCTTCGCTCTTACCAAATTGGTATAAGTCATATGTAAGTTGAGCATCGCTTAAGCAATACTTAGCCACCTCATCATATTTCCCTTGCCTCCATGCTTTAGGCGCATCCTCGCTGTTCATAAGTTTGTTGTCGCTTAAGGTATGTTTAACCAGTTCTTTGAGGCTGGTCATGACTTTCTGTTGTGTCATAGCCGCTTTATTGACGAGGTTCTTTGTATCAATGACGCTTTCTGTTTTCAGCATATCACCTGCTGTCCAACAGTCCAATGCATCCCGTAATACAGGGAGGTCGAATGCTTTGATGTTATGACCGATAATGATACCGCCCTTCTTGACGTGTGCATCTAAGTCATCACCTAATGTACGAGGGTGTAGTGCCTTTACCGTAGCATCAACAGACAATGATTTGTTACAGTAGATGTTTCCATCCTCTCCGTTCCATGTAGCCACTACTGTAGGCTCGAAGGATGCGGTCTTATCCCATCCCCCTATTTCCCAAGAGTAGTTACCCGTTTCAATATCTAATGCCATTATGTCACTCATTCTTTTCACCTTTTCTTCTGTAGTACATTCTTCCTGAACTCTTCTTTCGATTGAATAATTTCGCCGAGTAATCCTTGAAGTGCCGTTGCGCTGTACTCTTGCTTACACCTGTGTTAGACATATACATATTCCATATACTCATCTGTAATCTCCAACCATCACCCTCATCATCAATCTCGTATGGGGCGCATGATTTGTATGCTTTGAGCATGTCATCGTGAATCTTTCCTTCCTTAGCCTTGCTTCCATTGATTTCAACAGAATCCTCAAGCCAAGCGATGAGGTTTTGGAATAGGTCAATGAGAATCTCGTGAGCCATATCTACGTGTTCAGCAGTAATCACCCACTTCTCATCAAGGATAGCCATGTGAGTAGCGAAGATACCTAAGTAGTTCTCAACAGCAGGGGTGAACGAAGCAACGATTTCAGACATGCTTGCATCCATGTTGCGTAGCAAGTCGTATATCTCATCAGACGCTTGATACAATGCTGTATCGAAGTCAGGCGCAGGGGTGAACATAGTCCACATCTTTTCCTGTACCAAATCCTCTCTTTCATCTTCGGATAGTTCATCCCATTGGGTGAATGTTATCTCACCCATATCGAGTAGACGGTCCCGCATTCTCTTCTCGCTTGTTCTGAAATAATCATACAGGTCATCCTTTGTGTAATCAATTGTTTTGGATTGTTTGAAGAACGTACCAAGCCTACGTGTACTCACTTCTTGTCTTGCATCCATGTCCCAATGCGCCCAGTAAAGCAGTACACGTTGGAAGATACCCTTTGTCAGTACGTAGTCCTTGACACCCTTCGGTGGGTACGTGGTAATCCATAGAGACACCATAGAAGGACACTCAACCTTGTTGCCCTTCATGTGCTTAACGAGAGTGTTGTTCCCGCTTCCTACAGGGTTACACGCTGTTTGAAGATACAATACAGTCTCTTGACTGTGCTTGTTTGGAGTGAGTAGAATAGAACCTTCATCGAAGTTGATACCCTTACGACCTGCGAGCAAACCCGGTACTGTCTCCACCTCATCCGTAGGCTTCCCATGCTCATCCAATATCTGCTGTGTAGAGCCTATCAGTCCTGCGTCTGTACCTGATGCAAACAACTCGATTGGAATACCAACATTTTCCATAATGTCTCCAACGAAGTTCCATGCAATGGATTTACCAGTCCTTGACGGCTGAATCCAAAAGACGTGAACACGAGGGTCGAGGTGGGTATCACCAGTCGGAATACGAACATATGGTAATGCAAGTTGTCCTTGAATGTAAAAGAATGACAGTAGACCCGGTATCTCATTCTTCATTGATGTTCTTGAGAAGTGCGTAAGATACGCATCCAAAATTGGAAACTTCTGTACTGCTCTATATTCCTTTACTGATGTCATAATTCCACAACCTTTTTCTCTTTGCCGATTTATAAGGCTATACCTTTTTTCTTCTTGCTTGGCGTACCTCTTCTTCACTTGTTAATACTTTAACGAGTAAACTACGTCGGGTGTCGCCCAACCCTTTTACCTTCTTTAGTGATTCAGGGAATACCATTTCTTCGATACTGCCGCATTGTTCTAACAAGCGTTCAGCAATCTCCCTCCCAATGGAGGGTACAGCCAACAGCATATCCAAACGGATGTCATTAGACGAGACACGGCGTAGTGCGTGTGCGCCATGCTTGCTCGCTGGCTTGTGGAGTTTGTCATGTAGTTTCACTACAAACATTGCCGCCTCACTTAGATTAGGCGTGTAGAATACTTGGCACTCAAAGTCAGACATAACTCTCGCTATCGTACCCATGAGTTCATTTTGTATTCGTGAATATGTAACCTTCTTACCATTCTTCTTTGCCATCGCAACGTACTTGTCAATGGACCCGTGAACGACTAAGAAGAATCGCTCGTAGTTGGCATCCATGTTATCGAGTTGTCGCCATAGATGACCGTTGTGTGATGATTGGAATAGGTCGCCAATACTCTTCGCTTCTACAAGCGCACCACCGAGTAAGTAGTCTCCAACAAGTAATGGCTTACGGACTATGTTCAGTCCCGCCTTCGTTGCTCGTCGCTCTATGGACTCGCATAGGCTTCCTCTCTCGTTGCTATCAATTATCAAATCAGGCTTAGGCATTACTCTTCCTCCTCTATTGGTATGTTATGTTTAATGTGATTCACACAGTAGACACTCCGTTGTGTGCGTAACTGTTTACATCTTCTCTTTCCACCACTCGTAAGTGATTTGCATTGATACTTCTTTCTCACTTCTTCTTTTTGTTTACAGACGTAGCATATACGTAGATAACCATCAAAGTATCTATCGGGCTTTACTGTCCCTCTATACTGCCCACAAACGCTACACGGTACAGATGGCATCACATTACCCCCGTTCCGTCATGATAATTACACTTTCCAACACATAGACCTTCTTGGTAAAGTGTGGTACAGGAAGCATGAGTATGCCCCGCTTTGACAATATGAGTAACTCGCATAGCGGTATAATCACGGTCAAAGTCCACCCAGTTCTGCTGAGAACATATGTCAACAATGGATGGAACATGAGTCAATCGTTCTTCTTCTGTTACCTTCCAAGCAGGGAAGAACATTCTGAATCTATCGGCAAGGAATGACACGAAGTGATACCTTGCTCTATCAGTAGGGTTACCACCATTCATCGCCGCTTGCGCTAAACATGGTAAGATATGTATGTCATCATACGACACAGTAGGTAAATCGACAGGCTTGATGTCTGTCATTGTCATCAATGGGCTTTGTATAATTTCAAAGTTAAGTCGTTCTCCACCCATACTAACGTAACCGGTATGTGGAACCATCGCCTTATCCATCAGACCATCATACGTTAGTGTAGTGAGTTCTTCACTTGTTAGTGGTATAGTCCAGCAATCTCTCTTTGCATTGAACGAGTTGGGTATACGTATCATACCACTTGTATCGAACGCTACTGTAGGGTCGTTACAGCGGAAAGGACTCAAGACCTTCTCCCACTTGTTGATGAGTACTCTCCCTGAATACTTTACTCGTGAAAGTTCAGAACCATCGGCGGGTTCAATAGTTTCTGAAAGAGGAACCCATACGTGAAATCCTCCACCAGTAAACCATACGAAGTGTTCAATGTTGTTATTGGATAGGTGTCGGTGTAGACTGATTACTTCGGAGTGTGGTATCTCAAAAGGTACATCAACACCACGATTCTTGAAATCCTTACAGTCGAAGTCCATTACAAAGTGGTGGATTCGTGGAGTGTTGTAATCAACACGATGATGCTTAGGGGCTTGTGTTTCATTGTAACCATAAGCCGTGAAGTATACGTTACCGCTTCCGTTCTTTCCACGCCAATACTGCTGTAGTTCATCGCTGTCCTTTACAATTCGTCGCCACCCACGTTCACCATTAGCAGGTAACTCCAAGACCTCTCTTGGAAAGTCAATAGGTACGAACGGCATGTAATCACCGGAATGCTCGTAGGAAGTCGTCTAAGTCTTGTTTCAATTTTTCCATTGTTTCTACAATCTCATTATCCATCAGATAACGTGCGTGTATAGTATAGAGAATATCGAGAGGACCAACCGTATCAGGGAAGTCTGTCTCTTCATCTAACCATGAATCAATCGTGGTTTGTCTGTATGATGTACGAATGAAAGGAACCCTGTTAGGTAAGTTACCATTCTCTTTGACTATGATTCTTATCGAATAGTCATTATCTAAAAATTCCTCTAAGAAACGTTGTATTGCTAATCCTTGTGCTTTCATTATATCTCCTCCTTTATGTTGTCTAAGTAGTCATCGGTGAGCGACCAAAATTCACAGTCGCTTTTGTAATCACACCAATTGCATTTTAGTGTCTGTTCCTCCATTGGAACTCCTTGTTTCAATCTTCCTAAGAACGGCTCAGGTGGAAACTCCATGTTCAGATGAGCCTTTACTAACTTGACGAGATTGTTTTCTACGCTACGCATAGCCAACTTCCCCTTCTTATCAGTAGCAGACTCATAGTGCAACTTCGCACCAGTCCCGCCTTCTATGCCCCCACCCGGAAACTCCCATCCCCAATGGGTGATAGGGAGTAGTTCATGGTGTGGACTGTTTTCCAACATCATCTTGTAGAATGCCATCTCCTTACGCATGTTTCCCGGCTTGCTACTGTTGTACTTACCAGTCTTTAATTCCATCAAGGCAAAGCCGTTCTCTTCGCTTTTGAAGAGTGTATCAATGAATCCTGATAGATGAACAGGAATAGGCTCATCATCAACGATGACATACCTATTGCCATGAATGTTTGACTCTACGCCTACAGGTCGCCAGTCCTTACCCTTAGTAGCGAGTAACCGTCTGAACTGCCAATCAAGCCATTGTTGAATCTGTTCCTCCTCACCGAACTCATACGGTTCAGGAGGGGTGGGCGCAGATGATAGGAAGAGTTCTCTCGCAGTATCTATATCATCTGTACGTAGTATCTCACTCTCCTGTTGGCTTGTGAAGTTACCCCAAAACCATTCCATGAGGTCGTGGACATTCAATCCACGAGTGTGATAATAACGGCTCTCGCTTCGTAGTCCCTTGAACTTCTCAAGATAGTATTGTTGTGGACACCAGCCGAATGTACCTATGCTGGACTTTGTAATACGGAGAATCTTGTCTTGGTCCTCCTTTGGATTCCATGCGTATGTACTACGCTTGTACCAGTCCACTTCTTCTGTGTGACCTGTCTCCTCCCCATACTCGTCTATCAATTGGCGACTATCATCACCAGTAGGATTCCATCTCAATCTTTCATCTCCATCTCGATAAGTTTCTGTAGGTATACGGCTAAGTCCATTGCTTCTTCTTGTGCGTGTATGAGCCACTTAAGACGAGATAGTTTCTCATCCTCCATACTCACCCCGTACTTTGCAAGGCCGACCTGTGCTCGTTGTTGTATCTTCTCGCATACTTCATCTTCTATTCTACTCATCTTATCACTTCCATATGTGTCTTAGTTTGTTCTTCGGGTCAAGTATCTTTATCGAATCAATTGTCTTATCCTCTAAAGTAATTATCCGTGAATTGATTGTAGCCATCCTTGAGTCAACCATTGTCTTAACATCGACTTCCAAATCACCATCTCTCCGTCGCTCGATTTCATCTATCTTTGTCGATACTTCGGCTTGTACGATAGTACCTATGTATGATATTTTACTCTCTAAAGTAGCCAAGCGGTCCTCGATTGCTTGCATACCATTCTGAATATTGGTGAACACCTTTGTCATCTGAGCAGTAAACGTCCTCTTATCTCTACAGTCAAAACACAATTTGTTTGGGTCTGTATTCGTGGAAGGAGTGAATACCCCTGAGCATACTATGCACTTCTTTTCAAGGGTCATCGTATTCACCATCCTCGATTAGTGATGCAATACTCATTGTCTCCATTGCTGTACAGATTTGTACAAGCACCTTCGTGAGAGTGAGCCTCATTTGCATTCTGCTGTTATCTTCTTTCATTGCATCTACAATACCCTTCACCGCTACATCTAATGTATCGAGTGTGTGTAAAGCGGATTCTCTTAATCGTTCTATATTGACTAATAACCTCTTCATTTCTTTCATTATATATTCCCCCTGTATTTTCTTCGCTTGTTATTGAACCCAATGCTCTCGGTAACCTCTCGGTTCTCCTTCTCGAAATCATATAATCGTTTCTGATTCGTAGGAGTCATATCGAAAAACTCATTTAGTTTCGTTTGTCGCATGACCTTTCCACCGCAGTTACAGCAATACTTTACTGATGAATTTACTGTCGGCGTTTCTTGTACCTTTTTCCAAAATTTCCATTTACTCATTTTAATCACTCATTGTTTTTTCTAAAGTCTGATTGGGCGCATATCCAAGTGAAACAATTTTCACACAGATAATGCGTTATCTCGCCAGCCTTAAGTTCAAAGAAATCATTCAAACCCTTCGTAGGGCAAAGAGAACATTGCATGGGAATATCTGTAGTCTTATGTATAAACTTTTTATTTTTCGCCGCATCTGTATGTGTCCAATCCTTTTTCATTTTCATTACCATCCATATTTTTTAGGAACTCTCATTGCTGTTACTGCATCCAAATCCCAGTTGAGGGTTTCGTATACTGATTTGATTTTTGAACGCACCCACTTCTCTACTACAGTAGACCAGTCGATGTCGTAATCCTCAAGTTGATTTACATTCTCGTATGCTATTACATTGGTGAGAGGTTGCCCTTCGGGTACACCGTTTATGAATACCCACTTGATACTGTCTCCCTTGTTGAAGTCAGTCTTGAGGTATTGGTTAGAGTATCTCGCCGCCTTAGCAGGGTTGGGTACAACCTTGTCGTACTCATGTAGTTTCTTATTTATGCGACCACTTGAAGCAATCTCATCAACAGACTTACCACCTTTGTACAGATTCGTAACAGCGGGTCTAACATTGTTGTATACCTCATTCTCATCAGCACCAGTAGCAATCAACTCGAATGCTGATGAAAGAATCTCCTTCGTTACCGCAGGGGCATTGGATGCCTTAAGTGAGTAACCAGTTACTTTCATCTTACCTTTATCTTCCAAAGGCCATGATATGAGTCCGAAGTTTCTGTTCTTCGTATTGGCAGTAAACCAGTATGGGAAGAACGCTTCAAACTCGACATCGAGATACGCCAAGTTCAATTCATTCTGTGAGATACCTGTAAGCGTTTCACATAGAGGGTGTGCATCATCAAAGGGTACTTGCACATACACGGAGTCTGTGTGTCCTGCAAGAGCCTTGTAGCCACGCTTCTCACACTCATCTACGAGCATGGTGATAGACTTACGACCAAGATATGTAATGGATGATGCAATGGCATAACTACTCCATTGACCGCCAACCTTACGGCTTCCTGTCATTCCATAGAGAGCGTTTACTGCAACCTTTACAGCCATCTGTAACATGTTATAACCGAGTTTCTCATCAGCATCAGTTGCTTCTTTCATCAATGTCTTGTATTGCTTTCTCAAAGCAAGCAGTTCCTTGACAACCTTCGGGAACAGTCCCTCCCTTGATTGGTCCCAATGGAATGTACCACCAGTACCATGAATGTATGTACCATCCTTCTCTCGCTTAGGAGGTATGTTGAGTGTAAGTATTCCTTCCCCACCCTCATCAACGAGGGTCGTCCAACACAGGTTAGCGGAGAGAATAATGTTAGGATATAGAGAAGCGAAATCCATGAGAGCAACGTTCTCATGACGACCCGGTACAGGTTGCATAACCCATGCCGCTTCTAATTCAGGTCGTTCTTGTATGTATGATGAGGGGGCTTTGAGTTCGGTACGTCGTCCTATCAATCCTCTAAAGTATCGGGTAACCTTGTGTGTGCTTCCAAACTGCACACCACAGACTTTCTGCAATGCTAAGTGGAAATTAGTACAGTTAAGTTTGTCATCACAATCACGCAAGAGTGTTGTATCAAGGAGACAGTAATCTACGAAATCTTCCCAATGTTCAGTCCAACCATTGAACACAGTCATACCTTCAATGTCGTTTGTTAGTTTACCTTCAAATCCAAGTTCCTTAGCGAACCAATCGAGTTTACGAGATTGTGCTTGCCCTTTACCAGACTTCTGCCATATGCCCTCAAAGCCACTCCCATCAGTCCATTGAGCCGCAGTATCAAACACCAGTCGCCCCTTGATAGGTTGACGTGTACTCTTGTACCCACTCCCATCTTTAGGAGGTGCAACGAATATGTTGAGTGGTGACATGCGCCCACGTTCAGTACCGAGCCTTCGATGTAGATGTGGTAAGTCAGCCCAATGACCTGCGTGTGCAATGAGAATATCAGGGTCACGTTTCTCAAGGAATTTCAAGAAAGCATCGTGCATCTCCACTTCGGAAGGATAGATATAGAGTGTGTATTCTTCATCTCGCACAGTTCTGTATCTTGCACTTACGATGTGTGTCGGATGAGGACAATTGGTTTTCTCTTCATCAGCCCACGCAAAGACAACAGGAGTACGAAGGTCGCTATCCACTACAGCCATGACTGTTGTAAAGTCGTCATCATCGTTTGGGTTCCATTCAAGGTCGAAGTACCACTTACGAGGATGGAAGTCAGGTATCTCATCAGGATAGTTTGTTAGAAGAATCTGGTCAAGATAATTGACATCAGCCTCGTATGTCCAACGTGGACACTTATCCTTTAACTCCCAAAGTAAGTTGGGATGTGATACTGTAACCTTCCATAGATTCTGATTGTGTAATCCCTTTGCTGAAATGTCATAATGTATTTCAGCACCGAGTCTTTGAATGCGACGTAGTACATGAGTAGGGGATGCTTGGTCAACCCAACAGAAGGGTTGTACATAGTCATCATCCTCACTCATGATGTATCGCTCATGCAATACACCATCAGCACCCCTGCGCCTCTCGTAGAGGATAGGAGGGTCCGATGGGGATTCGGAGAACCAATCAATTATCATTCATCTCCCTCATCTATAATCACAAGTAAAGTATTGTCTTGGTCGAAGATAATCGGTGTACCATCACCCATGTGGAATCGTGCTTGCTCGTCATCCAAGAACTGTAGGCAAGCAGGTAACCAATCACCAAAGTATGATTGTACTGTAGCCGAGGGACCATCGGTATCGCTGATAGATAATGTAGTGAACAGGCGACCACTCGCCGCTTTACCTGCTACAATACCAAACTCTTCCTCACCACAATGAACACGCAGTTTGAACTGTGAGTCATCAGATACGAGTGTACGCATACCCGCCAATGAAATCAAATCCTTAGTCTCAAATAGTGTTCCATGAGCCGTTAATGGACTCTTGTAAAACGTAGTGAAGTTATCACCAATGCATGAATTAATTACTTTACTCATTGCATTAACTTTAGCATGGGACTCAATCTCATCAGTACTCGGTATCTGCAATCGGTTACCACCTGCATCAATGTGTAGTGGCTTGACAGGAGATACTTGTCGAAGTGTTATATCATCCTGCTTACTTGCTTTCAAGAACTTAAGGAACTTCTCAAGCATTGCAATGTGAATGATGCCCTCTTCTTCTATGTCTGATACGACAAGACGCTTGCGTAGATAGTAATTAGCATACGCTACTTGTACAGTCATGTGTATACCTGAACAGTTGATACGAAGGTCCTCAATACCTTTGGTGAAACCACTAAGGAACTTCATCAAATCGCTTCGGTCTACTGTTATCTTAGTCATACTATCAACTCTTTTCTCTTTGCCGATTTATAAAGGTGGAAAGGAAGAGGGAGGATAAAGTGATAGAAAACCCCTGTCATGGCTGGAACACCACAAGTCGGAATGAATTTCCCCCTTATTACTTGACAAACTTTCCCCAATACCTAACATGCAAAAGGTATTGAATCACAAACTCCCATCGTATAATTCAGGGAGGCCGAACCATTCAGGCTCGCCATCAGGACGTGTAGTGAATACCTTTCTTCGCTTGTCTTGAAGTTCAGGATTCATCTTCGCCTTAGAGAATTTGACATAGTAGTGCATCGCTAACAACTCACCATCTTCATCGAGTTCTTCTTCCTTCTCGGTAAGTAGGATGGTCGGTAAGTAGTTGTTCGTTCGCTTCTCCCAATCGGGTACAAAACGCTTGTTGGGTCCATAGAAGTCCTTAGTTGCCATGTGGGTTTCCCATATGACCTTAACACCAAGTCGAACTAAATCACGAGACAATGCTGTGAGTTGGTGGAACCGTGTGTTACGGATAGCCCATGTCGCTTGCTTCTCAACCTTTGCTGAACCGCTTCCGTCTGCCGCATCAATGGCATCGTTAGACAAACCTAAGTCCACGATACGCATGTTGTTGGCACATATCTCCAACCATGAATCAACACCGCTAATGATGACACCCCATACAGGGTTGCCCTTTGTTGCTTGGTCATGTACATACTTCATGATGTCCATGACACGCTGGTGAGTAGCGGGATAGTTGTAAGCAGTACGGTCATTGACCGCCATTGCCCACGGGTTCCATGATACGATGTTGTCCTCTTCTGTGTGTAATGCGGAAGCAAGCATTGCTACTCCCATATCAAAGTCGAGTACGTGTAGTTTAGCGTTGGGGTCTTTGGTTGTATCTTTGGCAAACCAATCGAGCATGATACCCGACTTACATGTGCCATCAAATCCAGCCACTCCGATGAAGTCGTAGCGTTGCGCCTTAGCCTTCTCCATCATTGTTTGCTCGGCTCGTAGGTGAGCGAACGGGTCATCATTACTGACAGCCGCCGTTGCTTTCGCTTGTACCTTCGCCTTCGCCTTCGCTTCTTTTTCTTCGTTCTTAATTTCTGTTACTGTTGTTCCAAATCCTGACATATTTATTCCTCCTTTTTTGTCCTCTTCTCTTGGCAAGTGTCACAAAGTATTTTGTAAATGTCATCAATTACAGACTTACAGTTAGGACATACACCTTTTGCTTCAAAGAAACCGAAATCAGTCAAATTGACCAACTCCTGTATCGCCACCAGTTGCTCGTTGTCGGCTACGTCGTGGGTCTGCAAAGACCCCCATGACGCTTATCTTAGGAGACACAATACCATTGTATTCCTTCATACCTAAACGACCAAAGACAAGTACTGTAGAGCGTTCAGCGTATTCAAACGCCTCCTCACCCCATCCTGCTACGAACGGTTGAGTAAGGTTACCCACCGCACCTGCAATCCAGCATTGTACATCACCAGTAATACTACTTGATAGTGTCATAGAATAGTTGTAACCTTCGGGGTCAAAGTCGCTTTCACGAGGCTCGCTGTTGAGCGATGTAACCAATCCCCTTGTGATAACCAACGGACCCCATTGACGACGCTCGCCACCAATGTCTCCGCTTTGCTTACCACGTTCATACGCATCATCCAATTCATCAATTGGTACGTAGTACTCATGGAAAGCAGGTAATGTCCAAAACTTTGAAGGTTGAAGTAGAGGGCGTACATCTTCGGGAAGGAACTCATCTGTGTATTCAATCTCAAAGTTACTGTAAACACCGAGTACATCTTTGAATGCTTCTCTTGCGTTATCCTTTGGAGGTACGACTTGTATCTTACAAGGGCGACCCTGTTGGATATTGAGTTCCGTGAGTTCATTTGTCAAGTCAACACGCCATAGAGACACCTTGTTGTTCTTGACCAGTTGTTCTTCCTCATGTCCGAGGAAGTATGCGTATCGACCCATGCGTTTGTATGGCGCAGGGTCGCCGTTGTATGAGGTAAGACAGACCCAATCACTTCCTGATTGTAGTCCATAAGGTGGGTTCTCATCACTCGATGCTTCAAGTTTCTTGACACCATCCTTTGTGTGTAAAGACCATACTGTACCGGTCTTTTCATATGCACCAAGACGACCACTTCCGATTGCTTCGGATGGGTCATCTGCATACAACTTGAGATTGCTTTGTACAATGTTAGCGAGTCTGTCTCGCTTACGGTCTTGTACACCTAAGAATGAACCAACCCATGTGGAGAGGTTCTTACTACTTCCACCGCTTTGCTTGCGAGTTTCAGTAAACACTTGTTCAGCCCAATCGACCAACAAATCTTCATCTTCATCAGCAGGGGAGTCGCAACCATAATGCGTTGTAATGTACTCAAGGTACATCTTCTTTGCATCTTCTATTGTCTTGTTTGTGCGCTCTGCATAAGCACCCAAACGAAGCATTACTCCTTTGGGTAACCCATCCTCGCTCGCTTCTGCCTGTACAGCACCAAAGCCACTTCCTGTATCTTCTACGTTTTCGTATTCATCTTCTTCTTTCCATGTCATCTTAATCACCAATCTTTCAATATTTTTTGTTCTATTTCTTTTGTTACTTCATACGCCTTGTCTACAGCAAAGACAACATCATCTTCTCCCGTAGTAATCAAAGCGTGGAATATGATACTCATCATGAGGCAACGTGTTGCGTCTGCGCCCTTGTCGAGTGCGGGTTTGAAATCAAAACTCATTGATTCATCACCTCTTTGCATTTATCAACTATGTGTCCTACGCCCCATCTTTTACCTAAATGTTCAGCAAGTTCAAGAACATCATCTGGAGAAAAATTGTAATCCTCCGTTAATGCCGCTTCCATTGCCCATTCCATGTTGCGTTCAATTTCCATACCGAATAAATAGTATGTTAGTTCATCATATTTGTCTTTCATTTATTTTCCAACTCCTTCTTTAGCCTTGCAACGAACACGTCTACATACGACTCATCGCTTCCTATGAAATCATGAACGATTTCCATCATCTGACCCCATACAAATATGATACTGAATGCTGTCTCCGCATCCTTGTCAAAGAACTTAGAGACATACCTGTGAACGTTGTACATGAATTGAGTGCGCCCTGATAGATTATTCAATCGCTCATGTAGGCTTTCACGTAGGTCATTGAATTTGTTGTTCGATACATCTTCCCACCAGTTGTGTCCATCAGAAGCATTCTCTATGTGGTCAAGTGCATCAGGTGAACGCTTTAGTGAGGTAAGATAGTTTACACTCTCACGTAGGTCGCCATCAAAGGATTCGACAAGAGCAGGATAATTCTTCACCCATTCAGTCGGAAGGAAATCAAGGCGAGAAAGATGCTTCGCACCCTCACTTCCCCCTACTCTTTCAAATGTATAGGTTCGACATCGACTCTTGATAGCGTCGTGTATCTTACCCCCATCGTTCGCAGTAAGGATGAAGATGACCCGATTAGCATACTGTTCCATAATTCCACGTAGCGTCTGTTGAGCAGGTATAGTAAAGCCATCAAATTCGTCAAGAACTATTACCTTGATGTCCGTACCTATGCCCTTCAATCGACAGAACAATTTGAGTTCATCACGAACATAGTTGATACCACGTTCATCACTCGCATTCGTCCAAAGAAGATTCATACCGTTTCTATTCGCACCGAGAACTGTATTTGCGAGCACATTAGCCGCACTTGTCTTACCAGTACCCGGAGGTCCTAAGTAAAGTACAGCAGGTGGGTACTCGTTGGTTTCAACCCAATGACGCATATCATCACAGAATTGCTTGTTCCCAACGATGTCATCCACTTTTTGTGGTCGTAGTTGTTCGTTCCAATTGCTCATCTTTCTCACTCTTATTCTCTTTGCCGATTTATAAAGGAGAGGCCAAATCATACTTCTCCGCCCACTCTACGAATGCCTCCATTGACTTCGTTGGTATTGGGTTCTCTATGGTGAACAGCATCTTATCGTACTGCATGTAATTGCTCAATAGGTTACCACCGTAGAATGCAATGACATCCATCCACTCCTGTATTTTCTTCTTAGATGATACAGGTAACGCTGGAAGGTTGTTACTTGTTGTGAATAAGCGTACTAACTTCTCTTCGTTGTCGCTTGAGTACTTGATGAATATCTTACGGCGTAGTCTAAAACCTATACCGACATGAGTTTTCTCCATGTGGACATGGAACCTTAGTTTAGCGAGCACTATACCCAATCCTACATCTTCCCACTTAGTCATCGTTTACCACCGCCAAGTAATCTACTAACTCGTCTACGTCTGATAGACCTGCATCGAGTACAACTGTATTGAATCTAAAGTGCCACTCCTTAGAAGGCGACCAAGTGTATTCTACTTTCACCACGAAAGTATCAGAAATCGGCTCGCTGGTATTTTTGACTGTAGGTGTAATACCTATGCGTCTTAATGCGTAATCAAGTTCAAACACATTCTCTTCGACTGTAAACATATTCATGTCTACAACATCAATACCATCCCTGAAACCAATGTTGAACTCCCATGTACCGTTCACGTTTCTATAATGTGTAACTTGTGCTTGAAGGGAAATCGTACCACTCGTCTTGAGATAGTACTCCCCCTCATGGAATATGATGAACCCACCCTTTGGATAATGGTGGAGTAGTTGTTGTGATTCTTCCCATGATGTAGGCATGGGTTCCTTGTACGATGAAAACGGCATGTCATGTTTGACGTTGTGTAATCTGTATGTCCCTAAAGGATTTGACCAACACCACATCAGGGGGGTATCGTCTGGTACTTGAGGTGTGAGTTCAAAATCAAGCACACCCGTTCTCTTCTTCGCAATCCCCTGCTTAAGTTGGACAAGCGTAGTGCAATCCTGTACGAACCAAAAGGTGTCGCAGGATTCGTCAGTCCATATCTGTAGTGGTGTATACGCCGCATCCTCTAATACGGAATCAGAAATACCCGAATAAATTGAATTGATATAAAATTCCATAGACTTACTTTCATGATTAAACTGTTGTTTTAGCCACTTGACCATTCTGTATCTATAAGGTGACCACTTGTAATTCAATGCCCAAGACCAAAACACTTGACCCTCTATAACAGTCATAGCGTTGCATAGGTTGAGCACCCAATCGTCTTGTGATTCACTTGCATTGTGTGCTAATGTCATGAGTTCCTTGACTGTGTAGCCTTTACTTTGACCTCCCGATTCCCATGTCAAGACTTCCGCTAATGGTTTCCCATTGGTAACATCATCGAGATGCTCAACAAAACAACCGCATTCTTTTGCTAACTGTACTTTCACCATTCTCGTAGACATGGCAATACGCTTAGAACTATCGAGAAAGGACCACATAAGGTGAGCCTCTTCCTTAGTAAGTTCTTCTTTACTCAACCTCGTTGGCATCTTTGAAAGAAGAGAGCACAAGCGCATAAACTTCATCTGTGTACCCCCAAGTAAATTTCATCTGTATCTGTTATCTTAAATTCTAACCAACCATTACCATACTCTTCGTTGGAATATAATGAACCATGTTTATCCTCTCTTTCCTTCGTGAAATGATATGTATCAGGATGTAGTGTATCGCTCACTATGAGATAACAACCTTCATGTAGAGCACGACGTGCATGAAGCGCACTTACTTTACGAAGTAATTTATGTATTACTTCCGTCATCGTGAAAGAAACGTTTTGACCTTGAAGTGAACCATCGACAAATTGCCATGTTCTATTCTTCTGTTGCCACTTTAGGAGATACGCTTTCATGTTCAACGACCTCTTTTCTTCTTTCTTCTTGTTCAACGCTGTTGTCTATATGGTCGAGCATTTCCGCTAATACGGGCATGAGTTCACGTAGTTGGTCAGGAGTGATTCTCACTCCTTCACGGGTGTGTGTATATCCTTCATCACTACGACGAAGCATACGAATATCGACCCAGTTTCTTCCTCTATGCTTTACCCACGCTGTACGGACTTTACCTTTACCGCCGCCCCACTTGACTGTCTTACCATCCTGTACCAAATAATCACGTTCAAACGTGGTCATTCTTCTTCCTCGTTAGGTAAATGCGTTCTTACTACTAAGCATCCCCACAACCACGGAGGTACTCGTTCACCCTCATAGGTTTCTCCGAGTACGCAAAACATTGAATCCTTGTCGTTCAAGGGTTTTCCTTTGAACATACCTGATTCTGCGAGGTCTTTGTTTTGCATTCGTGTCAACGCTGTATATCGTGCTGTCATGTTTGTGAATTGCATGAAGAGTTCATCTCCTGCTAATACGTGATAGTCATCAGGTTCCATTGCTACATCAGCCTCACATGACGGACATGTGATGTGACATCTCCATAGTTGAAGAGGGGCTGATTGACCATTATCGAGTTGCGCTTCAATGGTTTCTACATACTCATCAGTTCTATTTTCGAGTTCAAAGTTTGCCAAAGGTTCTCCACAATCACACTTCCAACCCATTGCCAATTCTTGCTTCTGTTGGTAATGCATCTCCGCTTGCGAGGAGGGGTCAAGAGGTGGAGTGATGGTTTCAAAACCATCAGGGGTTGCTATTTCATACCCCACCGCACTCATCAATACAATCATTTTGTTGTGGTAATCCTTTGAGTCAGGATGTTCATACATTGACATCAATGACCATGTTTTCTCATCTGTTTTCATGTACTGTACACCAGTACCATCGGGCGACCATACACCGTTTACGGGTATGGAATCGAAGTGTTGTTCTGCCCATGTAAGTAGTTCTGCTTCGGGTTGCCAATCTGTCTGTTCGTTGTTCATTTGTCTCACCTGTGGTCACTCGTCATTGTCCTGTTTATTATTCCTTTTGATTTTGTATACTGAAAATATCTCACAATGTGTACATGGTACAAGTACCAAGTCATGTGCATCAAGGAAGTGCATGTCCATGTGTTCTGCACCACAAACATCGCATACCCCTTCACCTTCTACTGTGTAGAGGACTTTCAAATCGCCCCCTTCAAGCCTGATGGCATTGTTGAGAACCATATCAGTTGCTCGTTTAACGATGGTCAAACCGTCATCTCCATTGCCAAGTCCCAAGCCTTCTGCTTACGTCGTGCGAAAGGACCAAAGATTGCTGATTCAGTAGCCTTGATACTCTTCTCGCCGTTGCGTAGTGTAGTAGCGTGATGGTCAAAGTATTCGGTTGCCGCATTGTATGCCGCCCATGCTGTACCTTCCATGTCTCCAATAAGATTCTTCTGTGTCGCAAGAAGCGATACTACCTTGTTGAGTTTGTTACGGGTACGGGTGTCGTCTGAAATCTCGCCATTCTCTTCACGCTTGAGGCCGAGTGTATCTACGAAGTATTCCTTCATGTCATCCAATTCCATCTCGACAGTCAATAGTGATTCGGCTTTATCGCCCCATGTAATGAAGTCCTGATTCATGATACCCAACGACTCCCTTGCCTCATCAACAGCATTGCCAAGTTTACTTGTGTGTCGCTTACTCATTACTGTAGTCGCATTACTTAGAGCGAGTGAGAGTGTGTTTTGACATACCACACGAATAGGTGTGGGTAAGAACTTAACCGCACCTGTACCATCGTGGTTGTTCGTGATAAGGAAGTATTGCTCAATAGGGTCTTGCCCATTGATGAGAATGGTTTCGGGCATCTTCGCCAATACCCATACCTTCTCACCGTTACCGAGCGCACCTGCTACTTCGATGGTCGCCTCTTGAGTTTGAAGAATCTCATCCATGAATGAGAATGCATCTGCATTCTGCAATGCTGTCCATACTTTACCTACTGATTTACCGTTACGAGTGAGTGGGATAAGCCCATCATCACTCTCACGGAATACACCAAAGGTATTCGGTACAGGTTTAGATGCTTCGATAGAGAAGTGTTCGTGATTGGAAAGTTCGCTATAGAATAACGGTTTCTTAACCACTTGCCAATTTAGATTTGCCTTGACTAATGCATCATGAGATGTCATCAGACCGCTTACGTTTGTTCCCAGTCCATGCCACGGAGTACTCCCCGCCCATGCTGTCATGTGTTGCCCTGTTTCTGTTACTGCTATATTGTGTGCCATATCTATTCCTCCTTCGTTTTCTTCGTCAATTTGCCAATTATTCCATGTTTTCTCATCCACCGTTTGTGATTTCTTTCATTAACTATTTTTGCCACAGGCTCATATAGTTCTTCACAAAACTCTTCTTGGGTAATACTTGCACTATTGAAATCCCAAACCCAAACACTTCCATATTGTAATATATGCTTAGGCTGTTCATAACCTGCTAATCCATATTGTACAACTATGTCGAATAAGGACTCGGTTTCTTCACCTCCCCCATGATTTATTCGCTCGTATTCATATTCAAGCACTAACCTCATCATCTCATCGTCAGTTCTTTTCCTCATTCTTTCGTCCTCCTCATGGCTTCGACTTCCTCACAGTATGTTTTGGACAAGTCTATACCTATGCCCTTGCGATTCATTTTCTCTGCACACTTGGGAACAGAACCCGAACCCATCATAGGGTCAAGAACAATCATTCCTTCTTCACTGAACGATTCAATACACCTACGCACCAACTCTTCGGGGAATGCACAGGGATGGTCTTTATTGCGAGATGGCGGTATTCTCCACACTGAAAGGTATTTAGCGCAGTCTTTATTCCAATAGAAGCCTTTCGCCTTCTTTCCGAGGACATACAAATCCTCCTCGACCCGATAGAATCTAACGGGATTGAATGCCTGCATACCGCACCTATCCCATGTTATGCGCTGGCGATAAACCATATCCGACTTCAAAATCCACTCAAGAGGAGACTTAACTTCAAAGTTGAAGATGCGGTCTTTATGGTTGTAAATCATTGTTCCCGTTGGCTTGAGGACTCTATGACATTCATTCAAAAAGCGTATTTGCCAATCCTCATATTCTTCATCAGTCATTTTATCATCATAAGAGTCATAGACGATGTTGGTTCTTCTCCAATAGTCTGCCTTTGCCTTCTGCGTGCGTCTGTTTCGCCAATTGTTATAGGGCGGAGATGTTATGATTAAATCAATAGAAGAATCTTCAAAGTCCTTCAAGACTTCTATACAATCGCCGTTAATTATTCTCATATCTATTCCTCCTGTTCTTCCTGTTCTGCTAATTCTGCAATCCATCCTCGTTGTAGTGAGCAAGCGACACCATACGTAATCTGGTATCGTTCGTAGAAGTCATCAGCCGCTTCCCAACCACAGACATCAACCATCATCTCTATGTCTGTTCTGTCCCATTCTTCCATACCTACCGGTGCTATAAAGCAAGCAAGTTTTGTCATGCTCTTGTAACTCCATCCCATATTCATTCCTCCAATTCTATTTGAACTTCTTCCGCATCGAATAGGAACTTATCGAATGGTTCACCGAATAATGAGTGTACCACCCATAACTTCTCTTCGAGTTCGTCTTTATCTTCTGCTTCTATTTCACCTGTGTATGTTATTGTTACTGTATATGTTTTCTTCATTCTGTCAACCCCTCTACGTGTTGTTGGGTAAGTATCTCTTCGACGTATGATTCTAATTTCTCGGCCATTACTCTATACTCTTTTGCCAAGTCAGTCGCCCTGTCTTTGAACTCTTCACGAGTCATGTGAACAACGTCACCCGTAATGACATCGTTCAATTCCCTGTATTCCTGTGTTAATATATCTAAATAATCCATCTTAAATCACCTTTATTCTCTTTGCCGATTTATAAAGGAGTGGTCAAACCACATGCCCCTCGTCATCATAATCTATTCTTTCGTTGTCGTAGATGATACCATAGTCATCTAATGTTTCGCCCTCAAAGACTGGTCTGTGCCTTGTACCGTAATGATACATGGCCGACCATACCTTAGTACAAGCATCGTAGAAATCATTGTCAGGTATCGAGTTCTTGAAATTAGGATAGTCAATGTTTTCCACATAGTTCACCATAAATTCTGCAACCTCTTCCATGTGGATGTCTGCCCTGTAAGGGTAATCCGCATCGGGGTCTGTGTAGACATCAGCCGCAGGGAACTGGTCAACAATATGACACTCTTTCCTTGCCCTCACCAAAAGATGGTTAGGTATTTTCAAATGCTTGACAATACTAAGCCACCCATCACTCGTTGCTATCCACACGGTTATCCTCTCCTATAATCATCTCAATGCCTTTGAACTCCCACACTTCAAACCAAATTGATTTACAGTTCTTACAAGCCACGTCTATTGACCCACTCATGAAACTACTTCGGTATGTTATGTCGTCGCTTCCGCAGGAAGGGCAATGCACCGCTTCCTCTTGCTTTTGTTGTGAAAGTATAATTTCACATAGTTGTTTTTTCGTATTCTTCATTAGTTGTTTTTCGTTCATTCCCATTCCTCCATTGCTTCTGTAAAGATAGAAACTAATCCAGCCTTTTGAATATCAGACGTACAGTTGTCGTACAGTCTTTCAGCCATAGTCTCAATCATTTCACCTATACTTTCTTCGCTGGCTTGCTTTAGCCATTTATTCATTTCTCTCATCAGTATACTATAATACATCTTAATCACCTTTTTTCTCTTTGCTGATTTATAAGTCTACAATTCCCCATTGGTCAGCCATTGCATCTGCAATGCCTTGAAATGTTATACTTCTCACGTTAGCCCGTTCCTTCGGCGGGAGTTTAGCCGCCTCTACGTACCACGCTGGCATAGACTTACCACTCTTGAATACGGTTCTCGGTTGAGGCTCGACTACGTTAGTAGGTACGAGAGGGTCAAGACCCTTCAACCAAAACCCTGTACGCTTTTCAAATGGGTCACCAAACTGGTACGGGTGAATGTATTGATTCGGTTTCCTGAATCGTGTTGACATGATGCCAACAGGATTCTCAACCACTATCTTTGGAATGTCTGCATTGATGAGTTTCATGAAGAACTCAACCGCCTCTTCACGTTGTTCTCTCCTGTTCGGGAAACGTGGATGAGGTCTGCGTTCTTCTACAGGAAGATGCTTGTCATCGGGATGGTAATACCATTTGTTACCTGTAACTGTAAGGTATGTACATGGTGGGTGGGCAATCATCAAGTCCCACCCCTTGTCGATAACATCAAAGATGTCGCCCTGAAAATGATACGGCGAGTCATCTAAGGCAGGTTGAATGTCGCAAGACCATGCATCATGTCCCTTTGCTCGGAATGCCTCTCGCACTCGACCACTATATTCACAGGCTACAAGTACTCTCATACTTTCACCGTTCTTCTTTCGTAAATCGTATTGAAAACGTTCTCATAGAGTGTTAGGTTTGATGCTACTTTCTCTTTGAAAATATCTCCAATCTTCGGGCGTAATAATGCCATCGTATCGGTTACACTATCCGTATCGTAATCATCCCAACCCATTTCAGCAATCAAAATACGCAAGACAATGTAAGCCACGCCTCCTGTACGGTCCCGTCCATGTACACAATGGAGTAAGACATCCTTACCTTCATCGAGTAAACGAAGCACTAACTCCGATGCATGTTGCCAAATGTTCGGGTCGTCGCTATGCGCTCGAAAGTAGTAGTGATGTCGCTCTTGTTTATCGCTATCAATAAAGCGAGGTGGGTAACGACACAACGTAACAACCGTGTGTTTAGGTTCGAGTGTATCTCGGAAATCTTCAAGGTCGCACATGGTGAGCGACGAACCATTCCCAAATGTAAATGATTTATTTTCCATGTTCATTCCTCCTCTTCACGTAGGAATGCGAAATCATCTTCCGACCAATTATCAGTCTCCGTGAATTTATGGAATCGAGATATGCCGCACCTATCACATTGCATGTGAACTAAGTAACCGTAGTCCATCGTATGTGTTTCCACGATAAGCCAATTATGAGCATCTTCTTTACAGATGGTTGTATTGTAAAGTGACCGTTCAAACTCTTCTAAGAGACTCATTCTCTCTTTCACTTCTTCTAACTGCTTCGCTATTTTCTTTTTTTCTTCGTCTATTTTCATTCTTTCATCTCCTTACAACATTCTTCTGCATCGTTCTTGTCGGGGAAGCCACGACCACAGTTGCCGCATTGCCATTCGCTGAATAGGTATGCGTCGGTCATGCCGTCACCTCCACGCAATCACACGATTGGCGAGATAATACAATCCAACCACATGCTATACATTCAACATAAAAATCCTCTTCTTCACTCACGCCGTCACCTCCACGCCTCGTAGTTTTTCTTTCGTTTCGTCAATCTTGTTTTGAATAGCCTGTTTGTATTTCACTATACCTTCCTCCGTTATGCGATTCTCTAAATCCTTTATCCTTTGTCGTAATTGAAATCTCTTAACACTCGCTCGGACTTTCTCTCTCCCTTCGGGAGTAGCCTTGTATCGTTTGTTTGCTTCCGCTTTCTTCTCTTTGCTACTGTATGCCATCACGCCGTCACCTCCACGCTTCTGTCGGGATGATTGTTTATTTCTTCCAAGTGTTCCTTGAGCATACCGTGAGTTAATGAAAGGTCTTCAAGTATTCGTTGTATCTGTTCCATCGCCACTTCGTAGCCTTCTGCTAATCCATCCATGTATGTTTTATTCACGCCGTCACCTCCACGCCTTGCCACCAGTCGGGGGCAGGTGTTCCCTTCTCCCACTTGGCGAACTGTTTGGAATGGTAATAGCGACGGTATGCTTCGATAGCAAACTTAGGATAAGCATGGTACACAACCTCGCCATCGACAGGTTCAGGTCTGTACTCATCGGGCATAGCCAGTGCGAATGGTGTGAAGTCACCCATAGGTATGAGAAGAATCATCTTTAGCATTGTATGAATCGGACCGTGACATGCGTGAACATCTACATTGTTGAAACGACGGTCATATTCTCGCAGTAATTCAACACCGTGTAAAGCAAGCCAACCAAAGTTATCACGAGAATCTCCCGCCCATACTGTGCATGGATGATGAGCGTAGCCACCCTTGTAGGGCTTACCTGCTTTGGTGAGGGGCATCTGCTCATCAGTTGCACCATGCCTACGCAGGGCTGATGCCATCATCTGTGCGACCTCGACGCACATCTTTGGAACATGCTTGTCGCAATGCATTCGTGCCGCAGTAATTGGGTTTCTATCTAATACAAATATGTTCATTCCTCTTCCTCCATCATTGTAAGATAATGTGTAATGGTATCAAGTGCTTCACTCCACAAACACATCTCTATCTCACAAAGTTGTTGAGCCTCTATGAGTTCAGCCATTGTCATGTCCTTTGCGGAGTTGCGTACGTCATCAGCACTCATTATTCTTCACCTTCGTCAGACATCGCTTCTAATCGCCATACTGTGTCGTGTCCTGCGATGGTACACACCATGAGGTGTTCAGGCTTCCACCCATTTTCAATTAAGTATTCAAGATTGAACTCAGGCGCACTTGATGAGTACATGACGAAGCCCCCGCTTGGAGGTTCAATCATGTCACGCATCGCCCACACTACGCTCTCGGCAATGTAGTAGTCGTCGTCGTGTTCTATTTCATATTCCTTTTCTTCTGTTACTTCTATTGTAATTATCATTCTGATTCCTCCCCTGCTGTAAAGTGGAAAAATTGGTCGATGATAGTCCTCGCACGATGCAACTCTTCATCAGACAGACTGTATTCATAATGGAACTCATCAGCGTTGTAAGCGGTATACTCCGCCGCCCGTGTAAGGTATTGCTTTACACGCTTCTTAGATTCTAATTCCTCATCATAAATATCCCATCTATGTATCGCATGTGCCAACATTTCAGCACACCTATCCAAGTCCCACACTACGGGGTTCATTGGTATTTTCATCATGATTGTATCATTCGTTCGTTCCGCAGGAACCCATGCTCTACCGTAACTTATACCCATGATTATCCCACCCTGTATATGTAGTACACCGTTCTATCGACTTGTATCTGAATCTCTTCACCATCATACGTTGAGAGGAAATGCCCTCGACTATCAGATGATACTGCGTCATCAACAAAGGCATCGAAGTCTTTTATCATCGCTGTGATTACTTCGTTAGGAGAATCAAGTTTGGTGTTTTGAATTTGTTTGATTGTGTCACTATCCACACCAGTGTGTGCTTGGAGAAACGTTGGACTGAATGCCCATACAGTTTCTTCAATGTATTCACGTACTGCTTCGTCAGCCTCTTCATCTGTGTAGACAAGGTAATCATTATCAATGTAGCCTTCCACATCTTCAAAGTCAATACTATCGAGATGGTGTGCAAGTGCCAATACCTTTGGCATATCATGTTGGTCACACATTTCTGTTGCATTGTCCCATACTCTATCTTTCATGTTGCTTGTTGTTATACTATCCATATTTTCACTTCCTTGCTTTCACTCTTATTCTCTTTGCCGATTTATAAAGGAGAGTTGCCGAATCAAGCAACTCGTTGTGCAACATCTTGTATTCGCTGTTGCATAATGTTACGGGTATCAGGGTTGCGTATCGCATTCAATGCTTGTGTCATTGCATCCTCTCCCCCGTAAGTATCAAAGGAACGGCCTAAGTCCTGTTCCGTGATGTGTCCTAATGCTCTTGGGTTCTTCTCTCGTAGTGTATCGAGTTCACCTACTGATGTACCAAAGGCTGAACCTTTGGGTGCGCCTTGCGCTCGGAAAGGACCTGCGCCCCCTACGTCCACGTAGGAGAGTTCCCCTGTCGGTCTGCGTAGTGCGTTGTCGTTATGCATACCAAGCATATCCCAATTGCTGATTGTTGCATGAGGCACGAAGTCCTGTGTGAGTTGTTGTCTATCTCTACTTACATTCATGGGTAAAGCATCTTCTTCAAAGCGGGTTAGCATTGTTGGTTGCCCCTGTATGTTCTGTAGTTGTGCTTCGGGTACTGGTACGCCGAGTTCATTGAGATATTGATTCATGTCGAATTCATTGAGTATGTGCTGTGGGTGTGCGCCTCGCTTACCGACAAAGGAACCTTGTTCTGTATCGAATCGCCTCGCCCCTGTCGAACCGCCGAGTGGAGTACCCCTATTGTTTTGAATGAAAGCAAATGCTTCATCCATTGGATTCCCCATGAAAGTATCACGCACCATCTTGTATTATACTTCTTCGTCTGTAGGGAAGTAAACGTCATTTGGTTTGTTACCTATGACATCTGATAATGGTACATTCATTTGTTTAGCAATGCCCTCAAGATATTCTTTGGCATTGTTGTGAATCTCTACAACCTTTGGAGGTCGTTGATATGGGAAGGGTTCATCTTCGGGTATCAGTCCATCTAACTGTCCATCCACGAAAGCGGCGTATACGTTTTCAAAGACATACCCATCCTTGTCTAAGATGTCCCAATCCCAATTTTCCACCTTTGCATAGACTGATTTGTTACTCACATACATTGCTAATGGAATTAATGAAACCCATGATACAGGAACATCGAATGTTTCAGCAATGTGCTCATATAATGCGTGTCCAATTAACCTTTTATCATAAGGGGTATCGAATATGAAGTCAGATTGTGCGGCGTACATCGTGTGATAATATGCCTTCTCTTCTGTGAGTTTGAGTAGATTACCCTTGAGTTTTTCAAAGAGCAGTATTGCCTTTGATAATTCTTCATGTTCAATCTTGTCTAACGCTTTTAGCGAGACATACAGTTTACTTATCTTCTCTTCTAATATCCATTTCATTCAATCATCTCCTTCAACCAATGCTTCCATGTATCAAGCCAATACTCAATATCTTCTTCGGGCTTTGAGAACTTCATGTCGTCAAGCATCATCTTCATTCCTTTACGCAACCGCTTGACTTCGGCTAAGAGAATTGGTGCGTCGGCCATAAGTTCTGCATCAGCATTATTGTTAGCCGACTGTATGGACATAGCCGAGCCATCGGCCTTTCGCCAACCCTTAGCAGGTGTATGTCCTACATATTTGTCTGTGTCAATCATTCAATCACCTTCTTCAATTCGCTTCGCCAAAATCTCCAATCCTCATCCATGTCTGTAACAATACCAGCAATTATTCCACGCAACCGCTTGACTTCTGCTAAGAGAAGTGGTGCGTCTGTGATGAGTTGTGCGTTGGCTATCTGTCCGTCATCATTATTCTCATAACCAAGGGGTTTCCCATTCGGGCCAACAAGACCCGTCTGTATCTGTCCATGACGGGGAAAATCATAATCCGCTTTCCACGGCGCAGGTGTGTGTCCTTCGTATTTGTCTGTGTCAATCATTCAATCATCACCTTCCATTCGCTTTGTTCTTCATTGCCGTACTTCACCATAACACGATGGCCTTTTTCAAGCATCCATGTTTCACAGTCTTCGTAACAACGA